GTGCTTGGCGGGCTTCGCTTTTCTATCTTTTCATCGAGGGTGGTAGTCAGACTATCGGCGACAGTGCACCCCCGGTTTAACGTTGATTTTGAACGGTTTTTAGCCCCGGATTGACCAAAAGCTGACTAAAGACCTTGCTGGTGGGATGAATGCTACAGCCAAAGAGCTGAACAGTCACTGGTTGGAGCGGTCTTCACTCCCTCCGCCTGGGTCTGGCGATCGTTCCTAGGCTGTTGTGGAAGACCATCCCATTTTTGCTCGGTGCTTCGGGCCACCGTGGAGGGGGGATGAGAGAGGGGCTGATTCGCAGGTCCACGAAGTCTTCGATGTCGCCAGTCGCAAGCTGATCCACCCTGGTCACCAGTGCTGAGTCACGGTCGTTCAAGTCGCCCAACGAGCACAGCCAACCAACCGGAAAGAACTTCATGACGGAAAAAAGAACGCCGTCGTCTCCTATCACCGCGTCCTTCCTGGCCAAGGCTCGCCCCACTATCTGCGGCTGGTAGGGATAGACCCAGTAATAGAGGCGGAGATCGGCCGGAAAGAATTGGTCTAGGTTGAGGAAATAGTCGGTTTTCAGTTCGGCGAATGGGCCGATTTTGAATGTTCCCAAGCCATGGGCCAGAAGATGCCCAATGACAGCTCGGAATAGCTTGTTCTGCTGAACTCGAATATCCGTCGGGAGGTAGACGTTGTGAACAATAGCGTCTTGAGCATCCTTACAGAACTGGACAAGCGTAGGGTCCAGGCATTGCCCGAGACGTTCGTTGTTGCATTCTGCACAAATGGAGCGGTACTTCACGCCGTGCTGGAAGTAGCGGGCCCCTTTTGTCGCTTTCTCAGCGCCCAGCGTCTGGCTGAGTCTGTCGAGATAAACTTGGCCGACGCGGGGTACCCCCTTGGGAGGAATATGGTCATTTGTGAGCTTTCGAGTCTGCCCGCAGAGATTGCATACCCCAATCTCCGGGCCACGGGTGTGTAGTCGTTCCAAAGCCGGTCCTTTGCTTCATAGTCTTGACTGCGGCGGTGAACCCTGCCGGACATTAAGCTTGGTTGTCGCGCGTCCATGCTAACTCCAATTTGCTGCCAGCGTCGGGAACCATCGAAGGTATCCAACGCGCGTACTTCTTGGCTGTTATGGTCCAGTCGCGGTGCCCCATTTGCACGGCGACCCACATGATGTTCTCTCCAGCACTGAGGGCCTGGCTCGCGAACGTATGGCGCATCTGGTAGGGATAGCGGTACCGAATCCCGGCCTTCTTCAATGTCCGCTGCCAGCTGCCTGCGCGAATGGTTTGGTCCGAGCCCCAGCGTGCGTTGGTTTTGGGGTCGTGGAAAACGAACTCGCCGGCGAGCTGTGTATGCGCGCGTTGGGCCTTGAGCGCAGCCAGAGCCGGCGCGACCAGGGCAACCTCTCGTATACCCGAATCGGTCTTCGGCGCCTTCATCTTGCCCATGACCCAGGCGCGCCGGATCTTCACCGTGCCGCGGTTCCAATCGACGTCGGACCAGCAAAGTCCGATCATTTCTGAGGTGCGCAAGCCGCTGGCAAAGTTGAACTGGCAGTAGTTGCGCACCTGCGGCTCGTCGCATGCAGCCAAGATGGCGAGCACTTCCGCGGGGCTGAAGGGGTCGACCTCTTCAGGCGCATTGATCTTTGCGCGGCGCCGAACCTTGAAGCTGTCCATTGGGTTGGACTTGATCAAGTCGTCGTCGACGGCGTCATCAAGTGCGCCACGAAGCGGTCCAAGCACGTTGGTGATCCGCTTGGCCGTCACCGTAGCCCCGAAGCTGGCGACCAGGTCACGAAGCTGGGCCCGGTCGAAGTCTCGCAGGGCGATGGTGCCGATCCGCGGAATCAGGATGTTCTTCACGATCCGGCTGTAGCCGATGATGGTGCTGTGCTCGAGCTCGTGTTGCTTGCTCGCCAACCACCGATCCAGGACGGTTTTCATGTCGTCCAGCGTGGCCGGCTTCTCGATGACCTGCCGGGCGCGCTTGCTTGTGGGAAAGTGGGCTGCATAGTCGAACAGGCCTTTCTCGATCTCGACTTTGATCTGCCCCAGTAGGTTCTGGCAGAACTTCATGTTGCGCGGCGTAGGGGGGAGCTTGATGCGCTCCCGGCACCTGGCGCCCCGGTAGTAGAAGTCTATTTCGATGCTGCTTTCTGTAGCTGGGCGGACGCCGCCGCCCCCTGTAGGACCCACCATTCGTAACCCTCGATATCCATCAATACCCGGCCATCCGGGGCTTTCGCGAAGACCGCCCCCTCGAGCCAATCCCCGCGCTTAATCTTCGAGCGAGTAGCGTCGGGGGTGTAACCGGTCAGTTCTTCGAACTTCTCGATGGTCACAAAGCGTGGTGGCCTCAGCAGCCCTCGGATGGAGGGGGAGGTTGATTCAGGTACAGCGCTCATCGCAAGACTGCCTCCCCGGTTTTGGCGGCTGTACGATGTGACCCATGGCGACCAACCCGTACATGGATAAAACTCGTGAGCAGCTCTACGCCTCGGCCCAGGCGCGTGCCGGGAAGCTGCTGGAAGGGCCGCACTCCGACACCGGGCATCTGCTTCTGGCGCTGGCCATGGAACTGCACGAGGCGCGCATGGCGACCCGTGCGCCCGGCGGAAATCTGAAAGGAGCCGGCACGCTCTTGGACGCCTATGGCCCGCGCTTGGAGCTGCTGCTTCGGAACGCACGGCACGAGGTGCTGCGCGATGCAGCGGACGCCGTCCTGGGGGCGAAGGCGCGCGGATGGCTCAACCCTGGGTACTACGACGGCAGCCCCGTCCAGCGCGGCATGGAATCCGATGCTGGCTTGCTCGAAGTGCTCGGGGAGCTGGAAGCCCTGAGGAAGCGATAGATCACGCATCGCTCGCCTCCCACGGGACCAATGGTTGGTTGCCGCGCACGTAGAGTGGATGGCGCGGTGCGCCGTGCTTGGTGGTGCCCAGACACCATAGGCGCGCACCAGCAGCTCGGAGTATCAGGGCGACGTCCGATGCCCTGGCCGCGGCGAACGGCAAGGCCCCCCAGGCACACACAACGTCCGCATGCTCTACCGCGAGCTGACGCAGCCAAACATCGTTGTCCGGGCCGATTGGGGCAGCGTGTCGCTGGAGTGCCGCTGGATCTGTGGCACGTAGGGCAAAAAGGTTGGCCACGGTCAGGCCGGCGCACCCCCAGGAGCGTGCAAAGCCCCTGCAGCGGCGGATGGTGGGATCGTCCAAGGTGGCGTCGGCCGTACTTGGATTGAGCATGAGGAACAGAGCTGTTCCTCGATCCGGGTGCACGACCTCAGATGGCCTGGTCAGGACGTACCGATAGGTGCCGCAGGCACTGATTACTGTCTTGTCAGTCATTCGATAGTCCTTTCGGATGCAGGATGTCGCGCAGTACGGCTGCGCGCTCGAAGTTCATAGCCTTGACGGCCATGTCCAGCTCGCCCTGCAGTCGCTGCTGCCGGCGGTGTGTCGACACAAGCTTGCGGGGCATGCCGGGGGCGTAAGTGAAGTAGGCCTTCGCGGTCTGGTGCATGTGATCGTTGCGCCCCGGGCCGTACACAAGCATCCACATCCCATTGATCCCACCGTACACGCGCCCACGGCGGAGCCGGCCCTTGCTGTCGCGGGCGTAGCGGATGGCACCATGCTCGAGGCGGACACCGTCGTGGTCGGTGCGGTCCCAGCTACCAAGCGCAAGATCGCTCGGCCAGCCATTGGCGTCGCGCTCAAAACGATGAGTGCCGCGCTTTTTCTCGTACTCCCCATCCCAACCTTCATTGAAGTAGGCCAGCGGGTCTGGATTGGGGCTGCTGACCTTGGGAGGCTGAAAGCTGTAGCCGTCGAATACGTTGCAGAGGTAGTCCCGGATACGTCGCCGCGTGCGCTCCATCTCCAAGCGCAACACGTAAGGCATGCAGGCTTCTTTGTTGCGCTCGTACAAGCCCTCGTGGTCTGGCCTGGTGGGGCAGTTCAAAGACTGGAACATCTGAAACTCGATGTGTCGCCCGCTCATGTCCAGATTGGCTTTCAGGTCGCCTTTCACGCAGAAGCGCTTGCGCTTCCGGCTCCGGCGTTCGACGTTGCCGCCGTAGGCTTTAACACTCAGCGGATCGACAGGCGGCATGGTGCAAGTCCAGCCAAGCCGGTTGAGGGTCTGGACGATGCGGGCGAACACGTCGCGCTTGAATGCCGGTTCCCAGGTGTTGCCCCAATTGAGAGGCACGCCAGGTTCTTCCCATATGGATAGGCAGGCATCGCCGAAGGAGACGGTACCGGTGCGGGACGGGGCGCTCATTCCCTCGCCTCGGCGCTGGAGGCCTGCAGGGCGGCGGTCAGGGCCTCGCGCACGTTGTCGGTGGCGTGCTCATGCACGATGCGCAGTCCGCTCGGAGCCGCCATGTCCTCCTCGAGGACATACCACCCGATGTCGGCATCACCTCCGCCGGTCGGCTGGTCGGTCGGGGCGACCTTCCAGTGGTTGCGCTGGACGGCGTCTAGCAGCGCCGTATCGTCGCTGGTTGTGAGGTGGCCTGGCAGCGGTGTATCGAAGTGGAGGGCGTTCTTCGCTTCCTGCTTCGCGCGGATCTTCGCCATGACCTCGGGCTGAATGATACGCGCCAGCTCTGTGGCACCTGCAGCGTGCATGTCCAGGCCTGCAACCCAGCAGTAGCCGGCGAGCGTCACCATGACGCCGCCAACTTCCTGCGCGGGTTGCCCCACGGGTCGGTTGAACACGTAGTCGACCAATGTGGCCACACGGGTCGGGTCGTAGCCGTGTGCCTGCAGCAGCTCCAGCACCTCCTCCAGCAGCCGGTCACCGCGTTCCGTCATGTTGCTGTAGAGGGAAGGGACGAAGCATTGCGCCATCCAGTGGGAAACGCTTTCCTGGAATGTCTGGGCCTCTGGCGGCACGGCCAGGTAGACGGGTTCGACGCGCCAGCCGAGCTCGACCAGACGGTCCTGATAGGAACCCGAATAGCCTTGGGCGCATGCCTTGGCCATCACCGCACGGGCGATCTCGTCCGAGCTACCTGAGTAGCCACAGGCGACGGTGCCGAACTCTTCGGTGTCGGCGACAACCACGTGGGTGATGGGCTTGGTCGAGCTGGCCAGGCGGTTCCACATGGCCAGCTCGGTTTCCATCGCGGGGCGGCAACTGTCGTTGGCGAAAACGACGACGTCGATGCCGGCGCGGCGCTCGATGGTGAAGTCGAGGGAGGAGGGCGTGTTCACGGCTTCACCTCGGCGATGGTCGCCTTCATGGCCTCGTAGTCCACGCCGTCGTCTTCGGACTCAACGACGCGAACCTTGATGTTCGGCAGTCGGATGGCCTGTTGGATCTCCATCACGTCACCAGCCTCGACTGCGCCGTTTGACCACTCCCTGCTCACCAGTTCGGTGATGGAGTCGAACGCTCTTTCCGGATCAGCATCGTTCCAGAACAGGTTGGGCGCATCGCTGCCGCCCTGGGGGCAGGCTGACAATTGGCCGTCCAGATAGATCGCACCTTCCTCGGGCAGCTCGTCATAGTGGGCATACAACCCCGGTCCCGAGTGGCCTGCATCGGCATGCCGGATCACCAGCACGTCTTGCTCATCCAGCGGTGCCCCAGCCACTGGTGTGCCGCCGAAGTCCGCGAGCTGCGCGATCTGGCCATTGGTCAGTTCAAAGCGCCGTGAATTCCCTTCGGGGCTGACGTGAATCCCCAGTTCAACGATCTTGTCCGCGATGCGCAAAGCCTCGGCATGTCCGTCGTCATAGCGAGGGTCTTCCGGGTCCGCCGTCTCCATATCGAACTCGCTACGCAGAATTAGCGCGATACCTTCACGCAGGTCGACCCTCGGCGCTGCGGCGGGCCAATCCAAGCCGAGATAGCGCGCGATCGCATAGGCGACTTCCAGCCGGCCGTCTTCGTCAGGGGCTGCGTTGCCGACGATTCGGTCGGCAAGACCACACATAACCGCGCGCTCGTCGATCTGAGCGGCAGCGAAAGCTGCGTCCTTGGCACTCACTGGATCGATTTCCTCGCCCGGCGCGAAGAAGGGCCCCGAAATGCGGACGGTCTTGTGGAAGCGCTCCGGATCCAGGCGCCCGTCGATCTCCATGGACCAGACGCCTTCAGCGTTGACCAGCAGGGGAACGGTGTAGCCAGGGCGCGCGCTGTCGCTGGCCAAGTAGATGCCCTGGCGCTGCAGCATCGTGCGCACCTCGGGCAGCAACACGTCGATGACCTCGGCCTGGCCAATAAGGATGGGGTTTCGGGTAGTAGACATCAGCGGGCTCCAGGAAGGGCGGGGGTGCGCGGTGGCGGATCCACTGCGACTGTGGTGCGGCCGACTTCGTCGAAGAGCTTTATTGCGTCCAGCTCGATCTTGACTGCGGCGATGTAGGTGGTGGCCACCTGTGAAGTGGCCTTTGCGCGCTCGATGGTTTGCGCCATCTTCTCGGGCGTGGCGCCGTCGTCGCCCAGGTGCTCGAGCATTGCGACCAAATGGTCGCGGACGTCACTGACCTTGTTCTTCATTGCGCTGCTCCTTGGTGCGCTTGTTAATCTTTCGCGTAATACGGGCCTTGAGCAGCACGAGCTCGGCCAGCTCCTTCGGGGAGCGGGTGTGGAAGCTGTTGCGGCGCATGTTTTCGGCGAGCGAGATCTGCTCAAGTCGGTCCGCAGTGATTTCTGCAGCCACGAAAGACTTCAGCCCAGGCTTGAACACCACGATGTGCCCGTCGGCCACTGGACCGTGGGCAGCCTCCCAGACCATCACGTGTACGGGGCGCCAGCGTTTGACCGGAAAGATGGATGGGTCGTCCGAGATCTTGCGCATCAGCACCCTGCGTTTCGGGCAGATCTTCTCGGTACCGATCGGCACGTAGTTGCGGGCCTCATGGGCTGGCCGTCCCTTCTTGAACTGGGTCTCCGTCATGCGGCCGGCATGCCAGCCTGGACGGCGGAGGCCCTTGTTGGCCGGGACCAAGCCGGGTTTGAATCGGGTCGCGATGCTTTCCGGTGCTTGGGTGCCGTTCCAAAGGTGCGCAAGCGGGTGTGTCTCGAACTCCGGGGACTTCTTCAGCCCGAGCACCTCGGCGCGGCGATAGACGGCCGACTGCGGCCTGTCCAGGACGTGGGCGATGAGGAAGGCAGGGAACAGGGGGTAGTTGAGGCGCATCGTTTCGTCCTCGTCCTCAGTCCAAGGGGCGCGGAACTTCATCGCATTCCCCATCCAGGCGACTGTCGGCATGCAGGTTTGGACCGCCCGGCGGCGTGGGGCCCGGCCAGAGAACGCCAATCTGCTCCAGCCCAATCTTGGCCATGGCGCTGAAGATCGAGCTACAGCAGTCGGCGGATTGCTTGCAGCTGTAGGGCCAACCGCCATGTTCGACCGCGGCATCGCCGAGGGCATCCCATGCGGCGGACTCGAAGCCGGCAACCTGCATGCTTTCAGTGGGCGGGCTGGTCAGGATGGACATCAGCGCCGCAACATGTGTCCGGGTGGCCTCCTCAAGGGTGCCCGGGTGCATCCAAGCCTCAGCCGTAGCAGTTACGTCGTGCAGGCGCTGGTAGAGCGGCGATTGGTCATCGATGCCGGCTGCGGCAACGGCGGCGCGTAGATCCTGCAGGCGGAAGCTGAGGGCGGTGCGTTGCTCCCAACGGAACAGTACCTCGGCGCGCAGCGTGCGCAGTGCGGCGCGGAGCTCGTCCGCCGTGGCCTGGGCGCTATCTGCGGCCAGGAGGGCATGGTCGATGTCGGCGCTCGGGGCCTCCCAGACGACGGGCTGCAGGCGAGGGTGTAACGCCAGGCAATCGTCATCCGGATCGAGGATGGCGCTGGCGAGCAGCGTGTGCATGCCGCCAGCAACGCGCCACAGGCCGCCGCCGGCAGTTGATGTGGCGGCGATCAGGTGGTCATAGAGTGCGCGGAGGTGCTCGCTATCGTCTTCGTCGAAGAAGTCGGCATCGCCGGGATGTTGGCCCTTATGCAGGCCTTCGACGATCGTTGCCACCTTCATGGCGCTGTCGACGTCTTCATGGGTGGCCTTGGCCATCCTGACGGAATAGGTGGTCTTGTTGCTCATGCCTGGGTCGCCTCCCGGCGCGCGGCCTGGTCGGCGGGCGTGAGCAGCTCTTCGCGCGCGACTTTCACGTCGCGTGGAGCGGCGATGCCGATGCGTACCTGGTTGCCCTTGATGCCTAGGACAGTGATGGCGATGTTGCTGCCGATGAACAGCACTTCGCTTTCGCGGCGAGTAAGTACGAGCATTTGAATCTCCTGTTTCCATGGAGCCCGGCCGTGGGGGCGCGGCCGGGACGGGGTGGTCAGTGGTTGCGGTCGAAGGGCACAAGCCCGGTGGAGCTGTTGATGGTTCCGGCGGCGATCTGCCGGCGCCGCCGCTCGCGCTCGCGCATGCCGCCACCGACCGGCGCCCAGCGGATGAGCCAGCGGCGCCGCTCGGTGAGGTACCCGGCCCAGCGCTCCAAGCGGGTCACGCGCCGCGACTTTTTGATTTCAGGTTTGGGCGCGGGCTGAGGCCTACGATCGGCCTGGCTGCCGGCAAGCTTTGAGCCCAGGGCAAGGGCGACGCCAAGAAGAAGGCGCGGGCGATTGAGCATGGGTGGATCTCCTACGAGAGGGCGCTGGTGATAGGGAGGGGGGTGAAGTCGACCGGGCGGTGCTTGGAATAGGCCTGGCCTTCCACCAAAGGGATCCCGTTCCAGGTCAGGGCCTGGGCCTCGGTGTAAATGGGCTTGGCACGTTGGCCGCGGATACCCTCAGCCTTGCGTCGTGCGTTCTCTGCGCGCGCTGCAGCCCTGGCATCGCATGCGATGCGATGGTTTGCGCCACGAATTAGCGCGCTGAAGTCAGCCGGGCTCAATACGATTCGGGGCGGCCGCTTACCGGCGATCTCGAAGTAGTCGGCGAGCTCCTTCACTCTGTTGCGCAGGGCGCAGAACCTCTGCTTCTTGTCGCCAGTAGGCAGCTGGCAAAGGTCCACGGTGGTGGTGGGTTCCTCGGCAGGCTGAGGGGTGGCGGGCTCAGGCGCGTCGGTCGGCTCGTACCTGAGGAACGTTGCGGCCGCCTTGATGGCGTTTTGCCAAGCGTCGACCTGCTTGCCGTCGGCGCCGTACAGGGCCAGCAGGCCTCCTTGCCCGGTCTTCCGGACGGTTCCTCCGCCACGGATGATGGTGACCACGTCGGACATCTTGGTGAGCCTCATGGTCAGGCTCCCGCCTTGGAGATCTTGAAGACGCGCTCGAGCAGCAAGAACAGGCGGCGGATCTCGCCGCTCTGCAGCGCGAAGCGGGCGTCCAGCTCGGCGCGACGGCTGTCCTCGTCGACCTGGTCGAGCTTGTCGAGGGCGCCGTCCAGGAACTTCAGCTTCCGAACGACCATGTCCTCGCCGAGCACGAAGGACAGGTTGTCCTCGAGCACCAGTGCCAAGCGGGTGACCTGCTTGCCGGCGTCCAGGTGCTTGTCGATCTCGTCGCAGCGCAGCTCCTGGTACTGGCACTTCACCACCGCGCCGCCCTGGGACGGGTCCTGCAGCTGGCACTCTTCGCCCAGGCTCAGGCCATCGGGCAGCGACTCGCCAGCAATCCAGTTGGTCAGGATCGAGCGTGGCGCCACTTCGGCGTTGAGCGGCATCGCGGGGAAGGTGCCCAACATGCCGCGGATGTCGCTCATCACGTTCTCGCCGGTCTTGCGGCTGGACGTGTCGACCACGGCATAGCCGTGCTGCAGGTCGAGCAGCACGTCGGTGCGGCCGCTGGTGGTCAGCGCGCGCGGGAGCATCTCGTGCAACAGGGCATCCTTCAGGCGCTTGCGTTCACGCCCGCCAGGCTTGCGCCCTTCGTTCTGTTCGATCTGCTCGAGCTTCCGGCCCAGGGCGTCGTTCACCGCTGCGTTGGGCAGGATCTTCGACTCGGTACCGACGGTCAGCCACAAGCTGGCGCCAATGCTGAGCGACAGGACTTCCTTTTCCTCCCTGCCGAACGGCGAGATGAAACCCCGGGAGGCCATCTCCAGCGCGCCGACGGGCTTGAGCCGGGCCTGAGGCAGCAAGGTGGCCAGCTCCGAGAAATCGATCGAGGGCGGGAAGCGGAAAGACGTCAGGTTTTTGAAAAACATGGTTCAGCTCCAAGATGCTCGGACGTGACGGCAATGCCTGCAGGCGTCTCGTTCAGACCCCACGCATAGACCGCGTCTGCGATTGCCCCGTCTTCGTCTTCGGCCAGCACGTCGTGCGGCTTGGCCACGCCCGGGGCGTAAACGTGAAACAACCTCATGCGCGCACAGCCGCGGCGATCACCCGCCGGATCAGGCGCAGGTTGGGGCGCTTACCGTCCTTCCAGGCCGCCTGCAGCGAGGCGCCAACCTGCTCGCGCGCTGCCAAGTGTGGGTTCGGGTAGGCCACCGAGGCCTTGTGGTACCGCGCCAGGCGCTGCTCCCTGCTCGGTACCGAAATCCCGCGCAGGACGATCGCATTCAACCCGTACCGCAGACATCCGATCTGTTGGTTCATTGGGGTTGCTCCAAACCAGGAGGCCGATGAGGGCCGCCAACATCGCGCCGCCGAAGGCGACGACGACCAGGGTGCCGAGCAGCGCCCGGCATTCATTGCTCAAGCGCATGGCGGACCGGTGTAGTTGGAGGCCTTGCCCTCGTGCGTCATGTGCTTCCAGTGATGGAACTCGCCGCCGTCGAATCCGCAGTGCCGGCAGATCCCGTCCTCTGTGAATTCATGGGCGCGCGGTACCGGGGCGGCGATCGGCGGCAGAACCGCTCCGCCGAACAGGGCATCGAACTGCGCATCGACCGCAGCGAGCGAGGGCGCGCGCATCAGTGGGCCCCCTGCACTTTGGTGGCGCCGGAGTCGGAGAGCGCTGCTCGCCACCTGTACGCGGTCGCTCGGCTCATTGCGAACGTGCGCTGGAGCTCTTCGACCGAAGGGACACGCTTGCCGTAGGCGCGAACCAGGCGCACGGCGAGGGTGATGCCCTGGTGCTGGACGTGCGGGCTTGGAAGCCCCGGGGCGCTGCGGTAGTTGCTCATGACCTTTGCCCCGGGAGCTGCAGGGCTTCGAACCACGCACGTGCTTGGGTGAACGACTCGGGCGGCAGCTCGAATATGGCGTCGCCCAGGAACACAGTGAAGGCTCCGCCAACCCGAGGGTCGTCGGCCTGATAGAAGCGAGGGCACTGTGGGTCGCACGTCACTACGAAAGCGGCGATCCGCCCCTGCGCGCTTAAGAGCTGGGCCTGCCAGCTGCCGCCAAAGCTGCCGCGCCTGCAGATCAGCACAAGAGTCAGGGCATCGAAGGCACTGACCTCAATGCGTTCATCTAAAGGTGCTGCGGCAAACTGGCCGGCGGCAGCAGCTACGGCATTCATGCAGCACCGCCTTCTACCAGCCGGTAACCGACCTTCCGCGCAGTCCTGATCTGGTGCTGTGCCCCGGCGCCGGCAAGCTTCTTGCGCAGGCGACTCACGATGACCTGCAGGCAGTTCGACTCAGCGCGCGGCGCCTGGTCGTAGAGCGCAACCTGCAGTTCTTCGTGATTGATGACCTGGCCGCGGCCTTGATCGAGACGCTTGTAGATCCGGTACTCGGCCAGGGTGAGCCAGACGATCTGGCCGGTGGCGCCGCCGACAACCAGGGCGCGCTGCTCGGTCATCAGCTCGACGGTCGGGGCGCTCACGGGCGCACCTCGACGAAGGCCAGGTCATAGATGACGCATTGCGCCCGAGCCGCCGCAGGGGGAGCGGCATCCGGTGGGGAGTCCGGCACGATCGCCAGGGGGATGATCGTGTTGGCCCGGGCGCAAGCGTCGGGGGAAACGGAGTAGTCGCCGCTGGTGACGGCGTCGACGGCATCCAATGCTTCCTGCCAGCGTGGCCAGGAGAAGTCATTGGTCATCAGGGCGCTGAGCCGCGCGCTGCAGTCGGGGACCGCACCGCCGTCGCGGAAGCTGTTGAGTGCCGCGCTGGCCACCGTGGTGCGCAGGCCCCAGTCATTGGCCTTGGCCAAGTCGTAGACCTGGACCGCGGCACAGATGCGCGGGTGGGTGATTACCAGGTTTGCCGGCGTGCGGGCGGCGACGTCAGTGCTGGCCGTGGCCTTGATCGGCTCCGCCAAGGGAGCGGGGCTGGGCGTGGCCCAGATGCCGGCAACTGCTGCAGCGCCGGCGCCAATTGCGAGGTACAGCGAGGAAGACAGGAGCGACATGCGATAGCCATCCGTGTGGAATGGCTCGCAAAATATTGCTTAAAAACTTAACTGTCAAGCAAAAGTATGCTCAATCAATATCTGGCCCGCACGCGCCCGGCCTCCATCACCTGGTAATCGTCCAGTTCGTAGCCCAAGGCGGCGGCATCATCGGCAGCTTCTTGCATGCCTTTCTCCCAAGCCGAGAACGCCGCGGTTGTCGCATAGAGGTGGGCGTTCTCCGGAAGGGAGAGGAACATTCGCTGTCTGGTTTCCCACACAAGATCGGGATTGATCTTCGCCCCCGGTTCGCGAGGTAGCTTTAACTGGAGGCGATCAGCAAGCGCCTGATCCTTGGCTACGAAAGAGTCGCTTGGCACCGTCGTGACAGGAGTCCATGAAGGCCCCTGGGCAGCCGCGGGGGCTGGGCTGGCGCCAGAGCGCGAGGGTGTGGGAGACATGATGACGGCCGCGATGGCGGCACCCAACACACACAACAGAGCCGTGACCGCTATAAGGGCAGCGCCCACACCAGCGGCCCGCGCGCGACGCCACAGATAGTCAGCGGTCGTCATTGCTGCGGCGCTCAACAACGCTCCGACCAGTGCGCCTGGTGCTCCCGCAACAGCAGCGCCCAACTTCGCGCCTGCCAGCGAGCAGATGGCGGTAATTACCACCCATAGACAACCAGGCTTGGGCGCCTTTGTCTTGGTTGGTGTTCCGGCCGGAGCCTGCGCGTGCGGCGGGACAGGTGGAGGTGTCGCGGGGCGTGGTGGAGGCGGCGGTGGAGGCGGAGGCGGCTCAGGCGCCGCCCATGATGAGTCCGCCGCTGCCCGCTCTTCGTCATATGTCGCCCGTCGATCCGGATCCCCGAGCACAGCGTAGGCAGCGTTGAGCCTCCTCGTCATGAGCTCGGCTTCGGCTACAGGACGGTATCGGTCGGGGTGGTACTTCTGAATAAGGGCGCGGTAGCTGGCCTTGATTACCGCCGCTTCTGCTGCGGGAGACACCTGAAGCGTCTGGTAATGATCGAATTCAGGCGGCACTAGAGGATCCCCTTATCCTTGGCTTTTTACTGTTCCGCTCTGCCTTGAGCGCGGTTCCGTCTGAGGTCAGCCGGCTTTTTGTCGTTCCGGCCGAGCTAGTGCCGCGTATCGAAGCTCAGAATCTGCTGTTCGTTCAATGCTGGTTCTGCCCGGATCGGTGCAGGCAACGTAGTTGGCAATGAGCAGGTCAAGGCGCCCAGAGTTCAAGAGGTCCAACGGTAGGCCTGGAACGAACAGCATCCACGGCGAGACGCCAAAAGCCCTAGCCAGCCCATCAACGGTGCGAACGGTTGGTGAGGTCGAGTGCGTGGTGCCGTAGGTGACGACATTGCCCACGTTGCGCTGCGACAGGCCGCCACGTTTTGCCACTTTCACTTGCGAATCGCCCGATGCCTCCATCAGGCGGCGCACGTTGTCGGCCAAGACCAAGTTCGAATCACTGCTCATGTGAGCAGAATATTGATAGGCCCGCGTAAAGTATTGCTTTCGACCTGAGCAAAAGTTTGCTATATCTGTTGGCATGGACGCCGACACCCTTCTGCAGAACACCGTGGGACGCCTTCGTGCACACGAAGGCCAATACGCGGAAATTGCCCGCCAGAACGAGCTGATCAGCTATTCGTGGCTGACGAAGATGGCCCATGGCCAGATCACTAACCCGACCGTCTCGAGCCTTCAGCAGCTGATCGACGCCCTGGACGCATTCGAGGGCCTGCCGCCGCGCGCTGCAGCGCCGGCTACTGCCGACGTGCCTGGCCACCAGGTTGAGCTGGAGCAGGATCCAGACGCCGAGCGCATCGTGCCGTTGGAGGGAGCGTGATGGCCGCCCAGAACCTCGGCAATCCTCAGGATGGGGCAGGGCAAGGCAAGGCGCCCTGGTGGGCGCTCCCGGATCGGTGGAACCCGCGCGTGTGGGTTCGTAATTGGTTGACGCGGTTGACGCCAGCGGAGCGGTTGGAGCAGCTGCGACAGGCCGAGATTCGCGTCGCCGCGTTGCGCCCAATCATCACCTCAGCCGAGAGCGCAAAGCGCTACACCAGTCTTCAATCCTCTGTTCCGTCTGGAACTGGCTTGGATCTGGGAAGCGGCGCCAGTGGTCCTGAAGGTGGATCAGCTCCTGTTCCAACGCCGTCTCCCATGCCTCAGGCCTGGGGTGCGTCCGAATGAGTGTCGTGATCGCAACCAGTAGCGCCATTTGGTCGCCTTGGAGCTGCGCCAGGGCCATGGAGATGGGGTCATTCGGATCCAGGGCAGGTAGCTGTTCGTTCATGGCGTTCTCCGTGGTGGGTGTGTTTGGCTCGCACCTGCAAGCCTATCCGGAGAGCGCCACCTATTCATCGGGAGCGGGCGCATGAGCAAGCCCCCGATCGACATCAAGAATCCCACGCTGGCGGCAACCATCCTGCGCAGGCTCGGTGCCCTGGAGCGCGCGCAGCTGGACGGGGTTCGCCGGGTCAAAGAGCTCGAGCAGCAGGTGGCTCGGCTCCAGAAGGAAGTGGCTCAGATCCGCCGGAAAGAGGTCAGCTGCGCTCTTGTTCTGGGCCCGACTTGCCTGGAGATGGTGTCATTTGACGGGTTCGGTCCGAACGACGCCGCTGTTCACCGGTCCGCTGGTGCTGAAGCCGGCCGGCGAGCAGGCGAACCTCAGCAAGACACTCACGAGCGTGAGCCTTTTCTTCAGCGGTGGCGTCGTCGGATCGGACTACAGCGTCGAGCTTTGCGGCGATCGCCCTCAGCGACTGCTGCAGCTCTTCCGGTCGCGGATGACTGCCAATGAGCATCGGCAGCAGCCCTCGCAAGAAGCCCAGGCGCACGCCCAGATTGATGTGCATTTCGTCGCTTCTTTCCGTCACGTGCTGCTCCTTGCTGTGCACCTCGATTCTTCCACCGCGCGCTGCCCCCGGTCTGTCCGGTAGCGCCCGACCCGCAGTGGGGGCAAGCCCCACTCGATATTCCACCACCAGTTACGGACTCCATCATGGCCTGGACCACACAAGCATGGCTGCGTGAGGCGCTTGCTTCGCTCAAACGCACGCTGGACGTAGACGCCCGCACCAAGAACGAGATGGTGCAGTTCCTGCTCGATGAGGGATTCTGGGACAAGGAAAAGCTGTCGAGCTGGGAAAGCGCGATCGCCAAGTTCAACAGCTGCCTCAATCCCAACAAGGCCGAGTTCTTCAAGGTCGGTGAGCTGTGGGCGTTGTCCAAGCGCTTCGCCCGGCACGATCTGTTCTTGGCCATGGCCGCCGATCTTGGATACGAGGTTCGCTGGATCCCGACGGCAGAAAGGCACCAGGCACTGCTCGAGGAGCTGACCGGGCTGCAGGCCCAACACCTGGAGGCGTTCGAGCGCATCAGCACGCAGCTTGCTCAGCTGCAGGTCACTGCCGCCGCACCGCCGGCGCTTCCTTTGGGTCGGGATGGGATTGCCCATTTCAGTCGGCCCCCGGAATGGACCGACGCCGCCACGGCGCCGGCACGGGATGGGTGCCCGTAGTCATGTCGACCATCATCATGTCCCGGTGCTGGCTGCTGCAGGATCTCAGCGTCACCCAGAAAGCGGTGCTGATCTCCCTCGCGGACCAGGCCAGCGACGACGGCGTCTGTTGGCCTGCGGTCGGGACTATCGCCAAGCGCTGTTGCATGTCCGAGCGCGCGGTGCGGACTGCCATCGATCATCTGGAGGCCGTGGGCCTTGTGTCCCGGGAACGACGGTTCAACAGCAGCACGGTGTACCGGGTCAGCCCGGATAGCTTCAACCCGGCCGCTGTCGCCAGCACGGGAAAGCGAAAATCAGCGCGCGCTGTGAACGAGGATGCGCCCGCTACAGGGGATGCGCCCCATGCACCCCCTGCGCCCGCTGCAGGGGGTGAGCCCGGTGCAGGAGGGGCTGCGCCCGGTGCCGGTCTGGGGCTGCACGGGGCGCCGGACCCCCTGCACGGGGCGCCGCCTAACCATCAAATAACCTCCATTGAACCATCAGAGGAACCATCAGATGCGCCGCCGCTGGCAGCGCCCACGAAAGCAGAGCGGAAGGCGCAAACAGCCGCTGATCTTCAGGAGGCTTGCCGAGAAACCTGGGCAGCCTATCGGGCCGCCTATGCCCAGCGGTACAGCGTGACGCCGGTGCGCAACGAAAAGGTCAGCTCCCAGATCAAGGATTTCGTGAAGCGCATCGGGCGGAGCGAGGCACCAGCGGTTGCCGCGTGGTACGTCGCGTCGGTGAACGAGGCCTGGGTGGTGAAGGCCTGCCACGACGTCGGGTCGCTGTTGAGTCGTGCCGAGGCCTATCGGACACAGTGGGCCACGGGTCGAACTGTCACCGCGGCGCAAGCCGCCCAGGTCGACAAGACCCAGGCCAATCTCTCTGCAGGCGAGCAGGCTGTGCAGATGCTGCGGAAGCAAAGGGAGGGCGCGCGTGCTTGATCAAGCCCAGAAGGAGGCGTTGGCTATGGACCTGGCCGTGACGGCCGAAGTCCTGGGTGACGAGGCAAGGCCGGCCGTGCTGACCCTGATGGTCAATGAACTGTCGAGCTACCCGGTGGAGGCGCTGCGGGATGCACTGGCGATCTGCCGCCGAGAGCTCAAGGGGCGCCTCACGCTGGCAGCTATCCTCGAGCGGATCAACGACGGGCATCTGGCCCCCAACGAAGCATGGGCTGTGGCGTTGCCGGCCTGGGATGAGGACAACACCATCGTATGGACCGAGGAGGTGGCATCGGCGTGGCTGGTTGCCCGGCCACTGCTCGAAGGCGGGGATCGCGTAGCTGCTCGCCTGGCATTCCTCGAGGCATACGGCCGGAACCTGAAGCAGGCTAGGGGCGCCAAGCGTCCGGCTGTCTTCCTGGCGTCGCTTGGGAGGAGCGTTTCTGCGCGGCAGGCAGCGCTGCAGCAGGCGGTGATTGCCGGTCAACTGCGGCATGAGGACGTGCGTGAGCACCTGACAGCCCTGGCACATGAGCCGGTGTTCGACGCTGCGAAAGCTTTGGCCGGAACTGTGGAGGCATCTTCGACGGCGCCGGCAAGCTTGCGCGCGCGTCTCGACGCAATCCAGGAGGAGCTGTCCGGGGAGGCATCGCCTTGAGCAACAGCAAGCCTCTGCCCATGTTCCAGCTGCAGCTACGCGCCGTCTCCGAACCAGTGGCTGAAGCCGGTTGGCACCTTTGCTACGGATATGGGGTGAAGCCCCTGCTGCTGTACGCCCGGCGCGGTCAGACCATCTGGAGGGATGGCATGCGACAGATCCCAATCACGCACTACGCCGGGCCGGTACCGACGGAGAAGGCACAATGATCAGCCAGGAAGATCTCCGCACGTATCACAGCAGCGCGGTCATTCACGTTTTGCAGGTGGAGCCAGGCTCGACGGCGTCGGAGCTGCATGAAGCCATCACCACACTGGCATTGGCCGCAGGTCACCCAGCCGAGTGCTCGGCCATATCCCCGGCGAGTGTCGCCGGCTTGCTGCGCACCCTGGTACGCGAGGGCCTTGTTGGACAGGGGGATGAGCGGAAGAACCCTCGCTATGGTCGGGCAGAGCCCACCTGGGCCGTCGTGGCCAGCGTTCCGCCCACTGAATTTCCGTCTGCACCAGTGAGTCGCCCGTCAGGGGTTGGGAGGGGCGGGTTTTCGGTCGGGGATCCCATGGCCGGGCTGAGCCGCGAACAGCTCCTTGCGACTCTGCTGGTGGGCGACGAGCTTTCGGCAGCCACGGCCCGATTCCAGGCGGAAGTGGAGGAAATCAAGAATCGTGCGCGGCGCGTGTTGGCGAGCGGGGTGCTTCCTTGAGCAATCGCTCGTTGCGGTTCAGTAGCATCGGGGAGATGCCAGAGGGCATGCGCGCGCTGGTCCAGCGGCAAGGCCTGGGCGGCAATCGATCACCGGCACCCGCCGCGGCGGCCGTAGCAGCGGCGCCTATCAAGCGGCCTAAGTATGGGAACCAGGTCACCGTCGTGGACGGGATCCGGTTCGATTCGAAGAAGGAAGCCAGCTACTACCAGGAGCTGAAGCTGCGGCAGAAGGCGGGGGAGGTGCACTTCTGGTTGCGCCAGGTACCCGTGCACCTTCCCGGCGGCACTAAGTACGTCCTCGATTTCGTCGTCTTCCTGAAGAGCGGAGAGGTTCAGTTCGTGGACGTGAAGGGCCGAGAGACCAAGGAATTCAAGATCAAGAAGCGTGAGGTTGAGCACCACTATCCGTTCCGAGTGCTCCTGGCATGACCGCCGACCACCTCACCAAGCCAGAGCGGGCGTGCACACGCGCCCAAACGAAGCGAGTACGCGCGCTGGTCGTGGAAGATGGCGGGTGCTGCTACTGCAAGAACCGGTCGCAGCTCCTCGAGGGCGTCGGCCGTGTCGCAGCGTGTGGCCTTCCGACGCCAAAGGCGTTCCCCGCTTGCGTAGTGTTCCCAGGTGGCTTCTTGTTCGATGAACCGGCTTTCGTTGAAGGTGCAGGCCGCGCGCTGCAGAGGGGGCGGGACCGATGACAACCGTGGATCTGACGAAGGTCGATCTGACCGAGCTATTGGCTGAGCTTGCCAGGCGCGCGGGAGGCACCTACCAACCAAAGTCGGGCAGCGGCCGTATGCGGTACGAAACAAAGGAAGCCTGGGCGGCTGCGCAGGCGGAGAAGTACCTGCAGAAGCACAACGCCGAGTTCGATCCCAGCGTGCGGGCAGCGTTGCTGGGCGAGGTCGAGAAATACAGGCGCATGCAGGCGCGGTACAAGGCGCAGAGGATCTGACATGGCCAGCAGGAAATTCAAAGCCGAGCCATGGGTGGACGAGGGTAGAGATCCGTTGGAGCTCATCGCCCGCCTGCTGGTGGGCGGCAGCTACCGCGTGCCGGTTGAAGGGCGGAGCACGCTGCCGCCGCTGGGCAGCTCGGATATTGCAGGTGCCGTCGCGCTGATGTCCGACGCCCTGGAGAAGCATGCTGCGCTGGCCGTGGCCACGCGTGCTGAGCGGCCGGCGATCGCGCACCTATCGGTGCTCGCCTACGATCGCGTGGCCACGTTGGTGGCGCAGGCCCGGCCACGGCCGTTGGATCTGCAAGTGCCGGCGGACCGCTGGCGCTTGCGCCTGGTGATCTTCGATGCAGCGCACGAGCTGGTGTGGCCAGAGCGCCGGCAGACCTGGGCGGCGCTGGCCAAGGCCGCCAAGATGCGCAGAACACGCTACTGTGAGGTCCATAGGTGCGCCACTTCGGTGCTGCAGGCGGCTCTAAACGATGGCCGGCGGGATTTTCATGGGCGACTGTTCGTTGCTGGCTAGTCGCGATAAGGGATGCCCGATGCAGCCACATCGATTTCGTAAGGCGTATACCCGCCATCTATGCTTGCAACTTCTTCTTCGAGCAGAGTGACTAGCCCGGAAAGTGAAGCAAATGCCAGAGCAGAGTCTCGGATTGGACCAACGCGAACCCCGCGAATCGCCTGGAGCGGAAGCGTCACCTCAATGTAAGGGATCAGCATGTTTCCACGGGACCGATACTGCACTCGATGGCCATCTCCAGTTAGTATCAAGCGAGTTTCCCTTTCTTCTTTGAAGCCCTCATGTTTGAATGTCGCAGCGAGCTGCACCAAGCATGTAAATTCTTGTGCTGCGGCCGAATAGTCAAAGGGTTTGCCGAGTCCCGCCTGCAGAAAGTTGTCAAGCGCGATTGACGCCAGACGTAGTTTTTCACTTTGCGAATAGATACATGGGGTCACTTTTAGGTCGGCTCTCTCCAGGAGCTCGGAATCTAAAGAGATTGAATACTTTCCATAAGCACGCCACTGGCTGAGCATGTCATCACGCTCACTTAGCGACAACACGAACAGGGGTTCTTCGAACTCAAAGTTGCCATTGATGCTCTCAAGCTCGTGTTCTACGAACCTAATTCTGTCCTTAAATCCTTGACCCAGAGAATCTGGTGATGGGTGCTTGATTTTTGTATATTCAAGAGCGAGGGAAATATGCTCAAGGCCCTCGCGCAGTTCGTTGGTGTCATTCATGTAGCGAAGATCCGTCAACCAGATCTTTCGGTTCTTCAGTATGGAATGGGTGGCGTTAATGTCTGTGTAGTGGTAGTAATGCATTGGGTTCTATTGATATTAAAGGTGTTAGAGTCCTCGGAGAAACGAGAGTTTCCTTGCTCATTACTTGAACAAATGCACCTTTTCAGTTGTTAATGATCAAGTTTCAGATACGGGCCGAGCGCATCAAGTAGATTGGCTAACTCAGCTGCGACTTGCGCATCAGCGGCCACTAAACGCTTCAGTGGTTCCGCGCGCGCGCTTGGCAAGCACTCTTTCGTGTCTACAGCGGCGAAGAAGAACTCAGTGCAATGCTCGTGAATGCGGCCGGCGATTTTTGCTACCGACGAGCTACAGAGCCACTCCATTTCCACGCCAGTGCGCCTGATCCTCTCTAGGCGATTTTGAGCAGGGCGTGGGTCTTCAACAAAGGTCTCATCGTCGAACAGCTCCTGCACTTCGTCAAACAGGGATCGATACGCCGCGAAGCGCTTGTCGAAAAGGTCCGCTTTGAGCTTCTTGCGGGCTGTCTGCCACTGTTGCCATGCGATGTAGCCAACGATACCGGCGACTGCTAGCTGTCCAAAAGCGGTGAAGAGCTTGATCTGCAGGTCGGTCATGCCGAGTACGGTTTCCATTCCAGTTCCCCTGTGGTCCTGGAGCGATGGTAGCTGCGGTTGTTAAGGTTTGTTAGGGGGTCGCAGGTTCTGAGATTGGGAAAGGCGTTTTGTTACATTGTTTCCTCAGTCTCTCCTCATGAGGAAGAAAATCTCCTCATGAGGAACCTCAGTTGCAACGGGACCGATTGACCCCCTAAATTTCCTACCGTGGGCGCAGCTGTGAGCAGGCGCCCAAACACATCGAGGCCGCTGGTTGACCGGGATTGGAGTCCGCGGTTGGCCAGCGGCCTCGACCATTTGGCGGGGTAGAGCAGTCTGGCAGCTCGGCGGTCTCATAAGCCGCAGGTCGCGCGTTCGAATCGCGCCCCCGCTACCACTTTGCCGGTCATCACACCCAAGCGCACCAGCTGCAGGCCACGCCTGCCGGCTTGCCGTGAGGCATCGCTGCTGGTTTCCGCCGCTGTACGAGCCATGGGGGCTTAGACGGGCTGGAGGGTGTGCCGGCACCAGAGAGGCAACGAGATGGCATTCGTGCTTAGTAAGCGCAGCTTGCAGCGGCTGGAAGGCGTGCACCCGGATCTGGTCAAGGTTGTGAAGCGCGCCATCCAGTTGACGCCGGTGGACTTCACGGTGCTGGAGGGCCTGCGCACCCAGGAGCGGCAGAAGCAGCTGGTCGCTGCCGGGGCATCGAAGACCATGAATTCCCGGCACCTGACGGGACATGCGGTTGACCTGGGCGCATTCGTGGCCGGCGAGGTTCGCTGGGATTGGCCGCTCTACCACCAGGTTGCCGCCGCCGTGAAGCAGGCAGCGGCAGAACTCAAGGTGCCCATCGAATGGGGTGGGGACTGGCGCTCGTTCAAGGACGGGCCGCACTTCCAGTTGCCGTTCGCCAGCTACCCGAAGTGACCGAGGACAGGGGATGAAACTCGAAACTGCAGCTGCGGCCTCGAAGGTCCTGGCGACGGGCGGTGCGACTGCAGGCCTGTTTGGTTTGACGCCGTGGGGCTGGGCCGCCGCGCTGATCGGCGCGGCGATGTCCTACTACTTCGAGCCGGAACAGACACCGGACAAGGCACTGAAGATCGCGTTCGGGATCTTCGCAATGGCGTTCTTCGCCGGTACGGCAGCCGTGCTGCTGCCGCACGTGCCCTGGTTCGGCATCGGCGAAGCCGCAGCCAAAGCACCACCTGAAGCGCTGGCTGGTGCACTGGGCTTGTCGATCCGGTTCCTGTGGGAACAGGGTCGCCGGTGGCTGGGCTCAGCCAAGAAGCCGGTGGCTGGGAGCTGATCATGCAAAACCTGCTGGTGTTGCTGTTCGTGCTGGGCGCTGGTGGAACCATCCTGGCCACCTTGGCCAGCAGCATCATGAGTGTCCGGCCCAGATGCTTTTGCGGTCATGCCCGGCAGGTGGCACGGCTCCTGGTTGTCGCCGCTTGCGCCCTGGCCATCGCAAGGGCGCTGACAGCACCGGGAACAGTGGTTGGTGACCAGGTGCTGTTGGTGCTGGCGCTGGCCGTGATCATGGGTCTGCGGGCCCGATCCGAAGCACATCGCCAGAGCGGCAGGCCCTGCTGATGGCCTTGGGTGATCGTTGGGTTGCCTGGTGGGCAGCGTGGAAGTGGGTGCTGCTGCTGGCCGTGTTCCTGGGCTTGTCGGTGTGGCTCAACGTCCACCAGTACGGGAGCCGACGCGAAGCTGCCGCGGATGCTCGGGCCAAGGCCTATGCCCAGGCGCTTGACGCCACCGGCGAGGTGGCCAAGCAAGCAACCAAGGACAGCGACCAGCTGCTCGACAGGCTGGAACAGATCGCCCAGCGCGGTGAAAGGACGCGGGTTGTCTACCGCGATGCAGCTGCAGCGCAGCCGCTCGCTGAGAACTGCGCCCCGGGCCAGGCCCGGGTCGATGCCATCAACGAGGGCCTAGGGCCCCAAAGCGAGAAGCGATGAATCCGGAACAGCAAGAGAGATTCGCCGAAGCGCAGATCGAGCAGGCTCAGGCGTACACCTTCGCCGAGCGCTGCAAGGCGTTCATGTACGTTGCCTTTGGCCTGACGGCGGTTGCGTTCGCTACCGTGGCGGTGGTGTCGTGAGCCGGCGCCTCACCTTGGCTGACCTCGAGGCTGAGATCGCCAGCAAGTTCTTCTTCAACGCCAACGACGGTGTGCTTGGATCTCGGCCTGGCTTTGAATCGCCGGGCCAGCTCCCGGACATCCCGGAGGGATTTTCCCGTCTGACCTTTTGCGTGCTGACGCTGCACAACGGTCACCGCGAGATTGGTGTCAACTACGGCCCGGTTGATCCTGCTGGCTTCAGCGAGGCTGAAGCGCAGCGTTACGCCTACGAAGAAGCGATCAGCAAGCTGTGGAACCCGCTAGGTTTCCGGCTGCGCGATGAGCTGCACCGCGCCGGGAGTGCCGTATGAGCGGCGGGGTCTCGCTTGGCAGGATTGTGCATTACGTCCTGAGCCTTGAGGACGCCGCCAAGATCAACGGCAGGCGCACCGACGGGGCTGCGATCCAGGACAGGATCCTTGAGGACAGGTGGCCGATTGGCGCGCAGGCGCATATCGGCAACAGGGTAGCTCCCGGCGAAGTGCTGCCAGCGATGGTGGTGAGGGTGCTGCCCGGTGACCAGGTGAACCTGCAGGTGTTCCTCGACGGCAATGACGTGTTGTGGGCGACCACAAGGGCGGAAGCCGCGCCTGGTCGCACTGAGCCGGGCCGCTGGCACTGGCCGGTGCGCGGCTGACATGCGCCTGGCCACTCTGACGCTTGCGTTGCTCCTCCTGACGGGGTGGGGCAGCTGCAGCACCAAGCCCGACGCGGTACCGGCACTGTGCGATGCGCAGTGCTTCCGGCCGTGCGTGGGTGAGGGCGAGGACACCGGCGTTCGTGTTCTCGGCGATCCAGCAGCGGCGAGCACTTGGGACGAGATCGGCGGTGATGTGAACCAGCAGCTGGCCAACCGGCTGCGCCAGTGCGATGTGCGCCGCGAGGCCTGCGAGCAGTGCCTGCAGCGGCTGGAAAAGCAAGACGTCATTCAACTTTGAGCGCCTAAGGCGCAGATCAGGAGAGGCAAACGATGAACCCGAATTCCGCAGGTGCCCTGGCCAGTAGCAAGGCGCCCAGCAACGTCGAAAAGGCCATCATCGACATCGATGACCTGACGGACGCCCTGAACAACGTCGCTGGCCAGCTTGAGCGCGACCTGCAACCAGTGCTGGTCGCATCGCCGCCCAGTCCAGGCGATGCCCCGGGCGGCACCGAGCTGGCGTCGGAGACCGAGCTCCTGACCAAGCTGCACGCGCAGCAGCGCCGCCTTCAGGCGGTGCTGGGGCGATTCCGCGAGCTCAGCAGCCGCGTGAGCATCTGACGCAGTGAGCAGGACACCGGCCAGCTTCAGCCTCCAGGTGGTGCGCGGCGCCACCTGGGAGGATGACTTCCAGTACCAGGACGACAGTGGGGTGCCGTTTGACCTCACGGGGTACGAGGCCCGCATGCAGGTGCGGACGCTGGATGGTCGGTACGGGCTGACGGATGCCGAGACGCTGGTGCTCGAGCTATCCACCACCGGTGGAGGTTTGTCGGTACCGGAGCCCACCGAAGGCCGGGTGGTACTGCTGGTGGAAGCGGCCAATACCGTGGTGCTCAATCCCGACAACCTGAAGAAGAACAAGCTGGCCTACAGCTTGGAGCTTTATAGGCCGGGTGGACCCGGGCTGGAGTACGTGATCCCCCTGGTCGAAGGGTCGATCAGCGTCCGCGGCGAGGTCACGCGGTAATGCCGGTGATCGTTGCCGGCGGCCAGGCTCCGCGCGTGGTTGTTGTGGCCAAGCGTTCGATCGCGGGAATCACTACTGCGAGCACCGACGCGGTGGTGGTGGATCGGCCGGTGCCGGTGGCCGCCGTCCAAGCTGACACCCGTGCGGTGGAGGTTTCGAGCAAGGGTGCACAAGGCCCAGTCGGTCCCGCTGGCCCGCCAGGCCCAGCCGGTGGTGACGTGGTTGTACTGCCTGCCGCTACGGAGCTGGGTGGCCACCGCGTGGTGCGCAGCACCGGCGGATTTGTCGGCTATGCAGATGCGTACGATCCCGACCATGGCGACGACGTGCTGGGCCTGACCCTTGGCGCAGCCGCCGCCGGTGACGATGCGCAGGTGCAGAGCGCCGGCCTTGTGACAGAGCCGTCGTGGGCGTGGGTGCCGGAAGAGCCGGTTTTCGTTGGCGCCGAGGGCATTCCAACGCAGTCAGCACCCACCGACGCGGCATTTCTGCTTGTGATTGGCTTTGCCATCACCGCCACAAGCATGCGCGTGCGCATCGAATCACCCATCTACACGGACAACTGACCATGGCCGCCCCCCGTTTCCTCGCCAGCGTTCTTGGCCGCATCAAGATGATCGCGACCATCGCTACGTCGGTGGGCTCCGCCGATGCCGAAAAGGTGCCGTCGACCAACGCCGCTGGCGTCTTGGATCCGTCGCTGCTCAACGCCGCAGCCACCGGTGCCAACAAAATCCCGATCCTGGACGCATCCGGTCGACTGGACCCGACAACGATGCCGGCGGGCATCGGGCAGGACGCAAAGACGATGGCGGCGTCTGAGGCCTTGGCCGCCGGCAATATTGTCAACGTCTGGAACGATGCGAGCACGGCCAAGGCGCGCAAGGCCGACGCGACGGCCGAGGGCAAGGAAGGCGTGGGCTTTGTGCTGGCCGCAGTAGCGAGCGCGGCCAATGCAACCGTGTTCTTCGAGGGGCGGATCACCGGCTTGTCCGGCCTCACCGGTGGCGCGCGCTACTACCTGTCCGCTGCGACACCTGGTGCCCTGGTGCTTGCTGCCAATCTTCCGACGGCCGCAGGCAGCGTGATCCAGTACATCGGTACTGCGGTTTCGCCCACGGAACTGGATTTCGAGCCGGGCGAACCGGTGACGATCGCCTGATATGGCAGCTCGTCGTCCCCTGGTAATCGTTGCCGGGCGCAATAAGGAGCTGCCGGTCGGCGACACGATCGCCTGGTCGTTGCTGTCCGGCGTGCCGCAGTACACCGCAGCGTGGGGGGAAATTGACCCTGCGACCAAAGCGGACACGGCTGCGGTTATCCGAAATGGCGGATCGATCCCGTCGGGTGCTGATCTCGATACCTACACCGCGTCCGGCTTCTACAACCAGCGATCCAATGCAGGCGCTGCGGCTGGGGCCAATTATCCGGTGTCGTTCGCTGGAGAGCTGATCGTCTACGCCGACGGGCTGATGGTCTATCAGACCTACCGCCGATATGGCGCGGTCTACGCGATCTTCCACCGCAATTACAACAACGGGACTTGGTATCCGTGGGTTTACGATTGGAACAGCAGCAACTTTGACCCGGCAGGCAAGGCCAACGTAGTTCACGGCCACGCCATCAGCGAAGTGACCGGGCTGCAGGCTGCGCTCGATGGGAAGCTGCCCGGCAACGGGGCTTTCGCGGATGCGTTCTCATCTGCGCCTAGCTACTACCCGCTGAATACTGGATTCGATGCGAACAGCCTGATGCCCGGGCAGAAAGCGCTTGTCTCTACGACGGGCAACCTGAACTTGCCTGTCGTCTCCGGAGTCATATTTTGGTACATCGAGTGTGCGAACACGTACCAAGCTGGTGGTGCTCAGCGGTTCCAGATTGCGCATTCGTACAGCAACGTACCAACTATGTGCATCAGGAACCTGCAGGGCGGGACATGGCAGCCGTGGCGCAGGCTGGCTACCGAGAACGACCTCGCCAACATCCCGACTCAGACAAGTGACCTGCTGGTCAGCAAGGTCAATTCGATCATTGGTATTGGCGTCTCCGGTGGCCGCAACGGTGGCATTGCGAACTTTGCCAGTGACGGTATCGGCGACGTTGCCTTTTTCTCCGAGCATGCTGGCGGTCGCCTTCGACTGCGCCCTGACGGCCGCCTGAGCGCATTGGGGGAGTTTATCGCCCAAGTTGGGTCGTTCGGGCCGGTAGCGGACAACACGCAGAACCTTGCTGCTGCAAACGCCCGCGTCAAAGAAGTGTTCGCAGGCGCGAGCGCGATCAACACGTCCGACGAGCGACACAAAACCCCGGTGCGGAAGCTCACCGCGCAAGAGATCGCCGCAGCGATTGCCCTGGCTGACGAGATCGGCATCTATCAGATGCTCGAAGCCGTAGCCGAGAAGGGCGAGGAAGAAGCGCGCCTGCACGCAGGCATGACTGTGCAGCGCGCCATCGAGGTGATGGAGTCTCACGGCCTCGACGCAATGCGCTACAGCTTCATCTGCTACGACGCTTGGGACGAGTTACCTGAGATTCGCCGGTATTGGCCGTTCGAGCCGCGCGTAGTGGACGATTTCGGAACGCTGGTGCGCGAGCAAGTCGATGCAGGTTACGAGGTGGTGCAGGAGTACCGCGCCGCAGGCGACTTGTACAGCTTCCGCATGTCGCCGCTGCTGGCCTTCATCGCCGCCGGTGAGCGCGCTGCTCGACTGAAGGCCCAGGCTGACATCGAATCGCGATTGGGTGCCATTGAGCAGGCGCTGGGGCAGAGGGCGTAGGCGTGTCGAAGGTTGATGTGGAGACTGGCCTGCTTGATCAGCAGCGTCGGTTCGCGGATGAGTACCTGGTCGATTTCAACGGTGGCGCGGCGTATGAGCGCGCCGGCTACAAGGCGCGTGGCGCGGCCGCATACGCCGCGGCAGCTCGGCTCTTGGCCAATCCGAAGGTGCAGGCATACCTGGCCAAGCGAAAGGCTGTGCTTGTGGCTGTGACCCAGATTGACCAAGAGGCCGTGCTTCAGCGCCTGGCATTCATGGCGCTGGGGGACATCCGGTGCTTGTTCAACGCCCAGGGCAATCTGAAGCCGATGTCGGAGCTGACGGCGGAGGAGGCCAGCTTGCTCCAAGGCGTCGAAATCTTCGAAGAGTTCGAGGGCCGTGGTGAGGATCGGGATCTTGTTGGATTCACAAAGAAGGTCAAATTTGTGAGCAGGCTTGATGCCGTCAAGACACTGGGCCAGCACTTCGGGATGTTTTCCAGAAAGGTCGAACACAGTGGACCTGGCGGCGGGCCGATTCAAACGCAGCAACTGAGCGATCTGCTTGAACTGGTGGATGGCTCCGACACAGGCACAGGGCCAGCGCAGTCCAGAGGAGGTTGATTCGTGTCCCAGCTCACTGACCAGGAAGCCAGTCGCTTCCTGGAGAAGCTGCAGGACCGATGGTGGCGGCTGAACAACCTGTACTACATCACCGACAAATACGGTCGGAAGGTCCTGTTCAAGCCGAACGAGGTGCAAGCTGACCTCGATGACAATCTCCACACGCTGAACCTAGCGCTGAAGTCGCGCCAGCACGGCATCACGACCTGGGCGTGCATCCGTGCCCTGGACATGGCGCTGTTCAAGAAGAACACGCAGGCCGGCATCGTGGCGCATACCGCGGGCGATGCGGCCAAGTTCTTCCGCAAGAAAGTGCTGTATGCCTACGACAACCTCCCGGCCTGGCTGAAGCAGATCCGGCAGGCGGTGAGGCGCGACATGCGCGACGGCGTGCTTGAGCTGTCCAACGGCTCGTCGATCGAAGTCAGCGTTTCGCACCGTGGCGGCACGCTGACATTCCTGCATATCTCCGAGTACGGCCCCATGTGCGCCATGTACCCGGAGAGAGCGCAGGAGGTGGCATCAGGCGCCCTCAACGCGATCGCGCCCGGCAACATCGTGGTGATCGAATCGACGGCCTACGGCGCGGCCGGCGACTTCTACGAGCGCTGCCAGACCGCGATGGAGCTGAAGCGCCAGATCGATGCTGGCACCGGAAAGCTCACGACGATGGATTACCGGTTCCACTTCTATCCCTGGTTCCGGGATCCGATCAACGAGCTCGACCCCGATGGGGTCGTGATCGGGCCAGAGGACGAGACCTACTTCGCCAAGGTCGAAGCGGAGATGAGCTACAAGCTCTCCGACCGACAGAAGGCTTGGTACGTAAAGAAGGCGGGTGACCAGCGCGACAAGATGAAGCGCGAACACCCGTCGACGCCTGAAGAGGCCTTCGAAGCGTCGACCGAGGGTGCGTACTACGGCAAGGAGATGGCAGCTGCGACGAACGAGGGCCGGATCACGGATCTGCCGATCAATCCGGCCGTGCCGATCCACACGTTCTGGGACATCGGACGGTCCGACACGACGGCCATCTGGTTCATGCAGGAAAACGGCCCGTGGCTCGACTTCGTGGACTTCTACGAGGCATCCGGCTACGGCGTCTCGCACTACGCCAAAGTGCTGAAGGAGCGAGGCTACTTGTACGGCAAGCACTACTGGCCGCATGACGGCGCGAACGAGGACTGGTCTGCGTCCGAAAACCGCGTGCAAGTGGCCAACAAGCTGGGGATCAAGCCGATCGTCGTGGTGCCACGGATCAACGACGTCACCGAAGGAATCGAGATGGTCCGCAACATGCTGCCGCGGTGCCGGTTCGACAAGAAGCGCTGCGGTCCCCCGAAGGCCGGGCAGGGCCGTGGTGGGCTGGAGGCGCTCCGGCGGTACAGCAAGAAGTGGAACGAGAAGACAGAGACCTTCTCGGACATGCCGCACCACAACTGGGCATCGAACCCATGCGATGCCATCCGGCAGACGGCGCAGGGCTACGTCAGCAGCACCGGGCGCCGAGTGGGCGAAAGCCGGGCGTTCAACAACGACAACTGGAGGACCGCTTGAACATCACGCCCCGGGAACGCAACCACCCGACAAAAGCCGAGCTCGAGGAGCTGCTGGGCATGCTGCTGGCGGCAGCTGAAGACGGGCAGCTGGTCAGCCTGACGTTCATGCTGAAAAGCGGCGACGACGCTCTGATCGACTATCGCGGATGCCTCGAATTCACCGAGATGGCCACCCGCGTAGTGCGTGAACGGATTGCGGAGGAGGTCAAGTTCACGGATCCGTTGATTGCTCAGCGCATTCAGGCGGACTTGTCCAGGGGAAGGCACTGACATGCAGGACGAGCAGTTGACCTTGCACCTGCAGCAGGCCCGGGCCTACGCCAGGTACCTGCCTGGCGGGGAGAAGTACGGCACGGTGGTCGAGGACCACGTGCTTTCGCCCGAGGAGGCGGCAGCCGCAGTGCGCGAGGAACTCGATGATGCTCTGCGGCTGGTCGGAGCTCGCGCATGAGCATGCAGCTTGCCCCCGATGGCTTTGTTTGGTGTGGAAAGAAGGGCGACCTCACCCTGTACCTGACCCACATCACGCGCGACGGCGACGACGATGCGGCGCTCTACATTCGCAACGAGAACCGGCGCGTCAGCTCCGAGGACCCGGTCACGGGCGCGCCGGCGACTGGGTGCCCCGCGTACCTGGTGCCGTTCCGCGACTTCTGGGTGTTCCGGCCAGAGGATCGGGACCGAGGCGGCATGCACCGGATCGAAGACATGACCGCGCGCCTGGGCAATGCGGCTGCAGCGCTGTACGGCATCGATGCAGCGCCGTACAGGCACAGGATCCATGACGCGATCCTGGAGTTCTGTGACGACGTGAAGAACCTGCGGCCCCCGGAGGAGAAGACCCGCGAGGAGTGGCTGGCGGAGATGGGCCGGTTCGGCCTGACGGTGAAGATCAACGGCCAGGCGGTGAACTGATGCAGACCATCGAGAACCTTCGGAGCGAGGCGGCCCACCTGCCGGGGGCTGCCGAGTTCGCGACGTCGGCGCCGCCCGAGATGCCCTTGCACCCGCTTGACACCCGGGAGTCCAACCGGATCCATGCGAAGGTCCTTGACTACTACTATTCGGCCCTCGACACGGCATTCGACAACCGCCTCGAGCAGATGCTCGACTATGATTTCTATGACCACATTCAGTGGTCCGATGCCGACAAACAGGTGCTGGCGGCTCGCCATCAGGCGCCCCTGACCTACAACAAAATCAAAATGGCCCTGGACTGGGTCATCGGTACCGAGCGCCGCACCCGTATCGACGGCGTGGTTCATCCCCGCGAACAAGACGACGTGGAACTCGCAGCGGTAAAGGGTGAGCTGCTGAAGTATCTGAGCGACACGAACCGCGTGCCCTGGGAACGCTCGCTGGCATTCAAGGACGCGGCAATCGCCGGGTGCGGCTGGACCGAAGAGTCTGTGCGCACCAACCGGGCGGACGAGCCGGTCATGGTCAAGCATGTGCCATGGCGTCAGATGCGCCGCGACCCCTGCAGCAGGGCACTGGACCTGTCCGACTGCCGGTTCCTGATCCGCGAGAAGTTCGCGGACCTGGACTACGCCGAGGCGATGTTCCCAGATCGCGTCGAGGTCGTGAACCGCGCGGCGCGCGATCACTTCGACGGCGACGACGCAGGCTGGGAAGAAGAGATCGACCTGCCGCAGGTCTTCCGCCGCTACGACAGCCGCGGGCACGAGCTGAGCGGGCGTAGGATCACCGGCCGCGTTTCACTGGACACCCGAAGCAGGATGCGCGTCCGGCTGCTGGAGTGCTGGTTCCGGAAGCCAGTGTCGTACAAGCGCATCTGGGGCGGGGACTTCGCCGGGGAGCGCTTCGACCCGAGCAACCAGGAACACGCCGCGGCCCAGGCTGCCATGGCGGCCGCCGCCCAGCCGATCTACACGATCACAGATGCAGTGGCGGAGGAAATGTGGTGTGCCATCTTCACCGAAGAGGGCCTCCTGAAGCTGCAGCGCAGCCCGTTCAACCACGGCGGCTTCCCGTACACCCCATACTGGTGCTATCGCCGCAACCGCGACGGCATGGAGTACGGCCTGGTTCGCGGCGTGCGCGACTCGCAGGAAGACCTGAACAAGCGCATGAGCAAGCTGCTCTGGGCACTGAGCACCAACCAGCTGTTCTATGAAGAAGGCGCGATCGATGAGGACCGCATCGAGGAGGTAAAGCGCGAGCTGGCAAAGCCCAACGGCACAATCCCGTTAACCAACGGGGGTCTGGCAAAGATCAAGGTCGAGCGGAACCTCGACGTTGCCGAGGCCCAGATCAAACTGTTGGAGCTCGACGCAGCCCACATCCACGACGGCAGCGGCGTAAACCGCGAGATGCTTGGCCGCGATACCAACGCCGCCAGCGGTCGCGCGATTCTCGCAAAGCAGCAGGAAGGGGCGGTCTCGACCGCCGAGCTGTTCGACAACTACCGGCTCGGCATCCAGATCTCAGGCGAGAAGCAGCTGTCGTTGACCGAGCAGTTCATGACCCAGGCCCGCCAGTTCCGGATTGTCGGTGAGCGCAAAGGCGTGGACTGGAGGGCCATCAACCAGCTCCGGTTGGACACGCTCAACAACGTCTGGGTGGTCGACAACGACATCAGCCGGAACCACGCGGATTTCGTGGTCGATCAGCAGGACTTCCGCGAGACGATGCGCCAGGCGTTTGCGGAACAGTTCTTCGAGATGCTCGGGAAATTGCCACCGGATATGTCCGTCCAGTTGCTGGATCTCGCCTTCGACATGATCGACATGCCGGGTAAGGACGAGGTGGTCAAGCGCATCCGCCAGATCACGGGCCAGGGCGACGACGATACCGATGAAAACAGCCCGCAGAAGGTAGCCCAGCGTGAAGCCGAGCAGCAGGAGCGGGACGTGGCCCTGCGCGAACGCATGGCCAAGGTCGGCCTGGACGAAGCCAGACGCGACGAGATCATGGCCAAGGTGAAGTCGCTGCAACTGAAGACGAAGGGCGAGGCCCTCAACGTCGCCGAGCTGATACAGATTCTGCTCCCGCTCGCTCCCGCAGCCGATCGGCTGCTGAGTACCCAACCCCAAGAGGAAACCTCGAATGTCACAGCCTGATCCGAACGCGGCCGGCCTGGCCTCCAATGAGCTCGAAACCACCGAGGCTGAGCGAGCTGCACTGGCGCTTGCAAACCTGCCGAACGATGCAACAGGTGCCGACGCGGCCCCCAACGCTGACACTGCCAAGGGCGCCCAGGATCCCGTGGCCCAGGGAGGCGCAGCGCCCGCCGGAGCGGTTGAAGGTGCGCCAGTGGCTGCCGCCCAGCCCGAACAGCAGCCCGCGGTGGCTGCCGAAGGCGGGCTCGCTGCGCCCGCGCAGGCAATGGCAGCCCCGGCCGCATTCGTCCCGACCTACAACACGGACGACCGCGACTACGGCGCGGAGATCACTGCGGTGAACCAGCAGTTGATCGAGCTGAAGGCGAAATACAAGTCGGGCGACGTTGAGGACGAGCAATACGAGGACGCCTATGAACGCCTGCGCGATCAGCGCTCCAATCTTGAGCGTGCCCAGGACCGCGCTGAGCTGCAGGCGACCCTGAACCAGCAGAATGCTGATCAAGCATGGGCGTATCTGCAACGGCAGTTCTTGGGCTCGCCGGAGAACGCGGCGATCGCATCCAGTCCGCTGCTGTTCGCTGCCTGGGAGCAGGGTATGCAGGTAGTCGCCGATGCGGCAGCCAAGGAGGGCCGCCAGGTGACTGATTGGGATCTGCTGGTTGGCGGTCGCCAGCAGTTGGTCGACGCCGGAATGCTTGGCACGGCCGCCACGCCGGCGCAGGCGCCGGCTGCTGCCGCGCCCCCGCCGCCCAATCGCGCTGCGCCGCTGGCGCAGGTTCCGCAGACGCTCAGTGCAGTGCCTGCAGCTGCGGACCCGTCCTCGAGGACCACGTCCGAGTCTGCGGCGGAGCAGGGCATCGAGGATCTGGAAGCGTATCTGGCAAGTAAGCCGGAAGCCGAGCGCGACCGCATCCTGCGCGAGTTGCCGGGCGAGTTCGTGAACGACTGAGGACCGCATGCCAAAGCTGCACACCACGCTTGAGCCTGGGGATGTCGTGTTGATTCCGGCTGGATCGGGGGCGTCGATCCATTTCGTCGAAAAGAGCGGCAAGCGGTCGCGAGTGATCATTGAATCGAACGCGCCCGTGACCATTACCCGGGCCGGCGTGGAGCAGCAAGGCAAGCAATCCGGGCAGCGCATTGCGCGCCGGCCGGTACTACCAACCATCTGAATTCCCAAAAGCCTGCGCAGTAGTGCGGGTTAACGACTAAGGCGCAGAAGTGCCGTGATCTCTCTGGAGAGGCAACATGGCACAGACGATTGTGGGTCTGAATGACCCGAAAGCCCGGAAGTTGTGGTCTGCGGACCTGATGGTTTCGGTGTCCAAGCAGTCCTATTGGACACGCAAGATGATGGGCAAGGGGTCCGAGACCTCGCTGCCGGTCATGCTGCAGACCGACCTGGAGCAGGAAGCCGGCGACACGATCAGCTACGACCTGTCGGTCCAGCTGTCCGGCGGCGTCATTGAGGGCGACGCCAAGGCGGAAGGCAAGGGCGAAAAGCTCGACTTCTTCACCGACAAGGTGTTCATCGACCAGGCGCGTAAGCCGGTCAGCTGCGGCGGTCGCATGAGCCGCAAGCGTACGGTCCACGACCTTCGCAAGGTTGGCCGTAACCGCCTCACCGAGTTCTGGGCTCGATTCTACGATGAGCTGTTCTTCATGTACGGCTCTGGGTCGCGCGGTATCAACGAGGACTACAACGTCCCCCTGAACTACGCGGGCCGCGCCGGCAACAGCTTCGAGGCCCCGGATAGCGACCACATCCTGTTCGGTGACGGCAGCAGCAAGGCCTCGCTGACCAGCGCCGGCAAGATGAGCCGCGTGCTCATCGAGCGTGCGAACACCAAGGCTGCCTCGCAGGGTGGCGGCAGCACGCAAGTGGCCGAGATCCAGCCGATCACCATCGCCGGCGGTGAGCACTTCGTGGTTGTCATGCACCCGTACCAGGCCCACGACCTGAAGACCTCGACCGATGCCGGCAACTGGCTGGACATCCAGAAGGCCGCAGCCGCGGCCGAGGGCGCGAGCAATCCGATCTTCAAGGACAACCTGGGCATGATCGGCAACACGATCCTGCACAAGCACAAGTCGGTGGTGCGCTTCGGCGATTACGGTGTCGGCAACAACGTTGCCGCGGCCCGCGCGCTCTACCTGGGCCGGCAGGCGTTGGTGCTGGCATTCGGTTCGCCGGGTAACGGCCTGCGCTTCGACTGGTCCGAGGTCCCGCTGGACCACGGCAACGACATCGAGATCTGCGCCGGCGCGATCTTCGGCATCAAGAAGACCCGCTTCAACGGCAAGGACTTCGGGACCATCGCCCTGGACACCGCCGCGGCCAACCCGAACCCGGTGTAACCCCTTCCGTCGGCGTGCCCATGGACGGGCGCGGCGCCGGATTCATCAGTTCCGAAGGAGAAGCAACATGGCAACGAAACTCGCAATTGGCCGGAATAGCGCGGCCAGCGCACCGGCTGCCGGCCTGCAGGTGGTCAACGACTTCAGCTGGCCGGTTGAAGTGGCGGTCAACAACGACGTCGTCCTCATCGGCGAACTGCCGGCATTCCACAAGCTGAACTCGCTGGCCAGCGGCCTGTTCGCCAAGGCCGATGCCGCGGGCAAGCTGGCTGCCCAGAACGTGACTGTGTACATCCCGGACGCGGTCGACGGACCGGCAACGGCGGAGAACACCGTGCTGGCCGCGACGGCAGTCACGGCCGACACGGCGGCGTTCGCGCCGTTGACGGCCCACCTGATCGCCGAAGCGCTGGGATCGCGTCCGCACAACCGGCCGGTCTACGTGAAGCTGGGCACCGCCCCGGCCACCGCGCAGGGTGAGCTGGTGCTGCGCCTGGCTGCGTTCCCCAGCTGATTCCCCGCCGACTGTAACCACCTTCCGAGCCCGCGAAAGCGGGCTCGGTCTTTCTGGAGGAGCACACCATGCTCATCGCATGCCGTTTCAAGCGCCCGAAGGCGCCCGTCGACCTGGGCGACAAGATCTACTTCTTCACGCCGGTCGATCCCAGCAACCCGGATTCCGAGCACGTGGCCGTCGTTGAGGACAAGGCGCACGTGCAGAAGCTGCTCGCAGTACCGGAGGCCTACTACATCGCGACCAGCGAGCTCCCGGCGCCTCCGCCGGTTATCGCGAAACCGGTGGCCACGACCGTCAACACCACCGTTACCGACACCGACACGGGCGGTACCGCCGGTGGTGCACAGGGCGCTGGCGGCGACAGCGGCGGCGACAGCGACGGTGCCGGGCTGCCGGCCGAGATCCTCGAGGCGGCCACCAACCTGAACGCCCTGAGCTGGCAGGCCCTACAGGCAAAGCTGAAGGAAGGCGGCCTCGCTGCGGTGGTGATCAAGGCCGCCCTGGAGATCGAGCAGGCCAAGCCGGAGGCTGACCAGCGGGCAACCACCATCAAGCTGCTGACGAAAGCCATCGAGGCCTGACGGTGGAGGCGCGCACGCTCAGGCAGCTGATCGACGACTGCCGCGAGGAGCTGGACGACGACGTCGAGCCGTACCTTTGGCCCGACGAGCTGTTGACCAAGCACCTTAACGAGGCTGTCGAGGAAGCGTGCATCCGGGCCCGGCTGCTGGTTGAAAGCAGCCGGGCGGACATTTGCCGGGTTCCGCTGTTGCCGGGCAAAGCGGAGTACGCCTTGCATCCCTCGATCGTCGTCATCCGCCGGGCTGTGCTTGCGGATGGGCACGGCGAGCCGTTGAAACGCGCCACGTCGTCCTCGTTGGACGGGGTGTGCCGCAGCTGGCGCACGGAGGCCGGCTCGCCAGAGTACCTGGTGCGCGACCAGCAGGCCCGAGCCATCGCGCTGTCGCCGATCCCGGATGCGGCCACTGACCTGCTGCTCACCGTGTGGCGCGTGCCCGCGGCAGACGAGCTGATGGAACAGGACGACGACGAGCCGGTCATCGATGCCATGCACCACCGCAAGCTGCTTCACTGGGCCTGTGCCCGCGCCTACATGAAGAAGGACGTGGAGCGGTCAAGCCCAGAGGATGCGGCGCTGCAGATGGCTGTGTTCGAGGACTACTTCGGGCAGCGGCCCACGGCGCGCGCGCTGCAGCAGCTGTCGATCGATCCCGCCACAGGCACGCAGCCCAACTGGTTCTAAGCGATGACGATCCGCGAGGAAGAGCTACCGCGTGCCGGCCCGTGGCCGGCGGGCGTCAACAACGTGGCACCGGAGGGCAGGTTGCCGGTCGACGAGAACGGGCGCCCGATCGCGCTTCGCGAAGCCGAGAACGTCGATCTGACTGCAGCGGGGTACGGCCGCCGGCGGCAGGGCAGCGAGGCCTGCTTTGCGGGCGTGTTGACGCATTCGCTCTGGAGCCACGACGAGCTGGAATTCGGGCTGTTCGTGGATGCGGGGCAGCTTCATGCGCTCGAGGTCGACGAGAGTGCTTCTGCGCTGGGGCTGGAGGTGGGTAACCTGCCCCTGAGCTACGCTGCGGTAGGCGACCGGGTGTTCTTCAGCAACGCCTTCGCCTGCGGCATGCTCACCGCGCTCGACCGAGCCATTCATCCGTGGGGCGGGCCGGCAACCCCAGCGGCTCCGGCGGTGCAGCTGGTCGATGGCTACTCGCTGCCCGCCGGCCTGTACCAGGTTGCCGTCACGGTGTCGGACGCCTTGGGGCGCGAATCCGGTGCCCATCTGGCGCTGCAGCTGCAGGTTGCCGAGCAGCAGGGGATGCTCCTGCAGGACCTGCCGCCGGAGGGGACTATCCACGTCTACATCAGCGGTCCCAATGACCAGGTGCTCCGCCTCGCGGCGCGCCTATCCGCCGGCACGCCCTCGTACCTGGTCGCTGGCCATGCCGATGGGGTCAAGCTGGCAACCCAGCTCCTGGATCCGATGCCGCCCGGTCAGATCACGCGCATCCACAATGGTCGGCACTGGGTCGCCGACGGCCGGACGCTGCGCTGGTCACCGTCGCTGCGTTTCGGCATGACTGACCTGGCGCACAACCTGATTCGGTTCGATGAGCGGATCGACCTTCTGGAGCCAGTGGGGCGGGGTACTCCGGCTGTCGGGATGTTCATCGCCGCGGGCAAGCGGACGTACTGGCTATCGGGCGCGGATCCGAGCAACTTCAGCCCTGTTGATGCCCATGCTGCGGGAGCAGTGCCGGGCACCACTGTGCAGGTGCCGGGCCAGTCAATCGGCATGCCCGACGACGCCGACTACACGATCTGGCTGTCTCGGCGCGGCTCGTACGTGATGGGCCTTCCGGGCGGAACCGTCCAGGCGATCAACGCGGGTCAGGCCGCAATTCCGGATGCCGAGCGCGGCGCATCAGTGTTCGCCGAGCGCGATGGCCTGAAGCAAGTCATCACCACCCTGAAGGCGCCGCGCGAGCAGGGCCTGGCCGTCACCGATCGAGCTGTGGCACATGTCGTCCATGCGGATCGCTGACGCAGCGCTGGCGGCCAAGCGCATGGCCATCTGCCAGGCCTGTCCGTACGCAGCTGGGGGCCGGAACCGAAAGATCTTCTGCTCCAAGTGCGGGTGTGTGCTTGCGGGCAAAACAAAACTCGCGGGCAGCACCTGTCCCGCGGGCAAATGGTAACGACCAGGAGCAGCCATGAACCGAGTGAACAAAAGCCTTGCGCGTGACATCTTGCGCGCCGTCCAAAACCGCCGCGCCGAGTTCACCCCGGGCGGCATCTTCGTCCCGGGTGCCAACATGATCACGTTCGGGCACTTCACCGCGTTCCCGATCGGTGAAGACGGTGAACTGGGCCCCCCGACTTTGGGCGCGAACAAGGTGGTCGATGAGGGGTTGATCCAAACCCTGAACCTGATCGCCAACCACGCCGCCGGCGCCGCCCATTACCTGGCGCCGTTCACCGGTGACGTGGCCGTTGCTGCAGGCTGGAAGGGGAGTACCTTCCCGGCGGTGGCCACCGAGTTCACGGCCTACACGGCTGCAACCCGTGTGCCGTGGACCACCGTCGCCGCGACGACACCGCAGGTGACAAATGCCGCCGCGCTGGCCGATGCGACGATCACCTTCAATGCTGGCGGCCCGTATGCGATCCGTGGCGTGGGCCTGCTGACGACGTTGGGCAAAGGCAGCACCACCGGGCGCCTCTTCGCCGCCAGCCGCTTCGCCGACGACCTGACCGGCATGCGCGGGGGCAGCAAGTTGGCCCTGCAGTACGACCTGAGCGCGGTGGACGAAGGCGACGTCTGAGATGGCGGGACGGTATGCCGGCGAGCTGTTCATCCGCGTCGATGGCGATCGCGACGCGGCGCCGGCATACCTGACTGCGGCCCGCGCGCTGATGGGGGAGACCCTGGAGCAGGCATCGTTCAACGGCCTTGGCACCCACAAGCTGGTGCACCGCATGCAGGACGGCGCGGTGCTGGTCGCAGAGAAGATCGGCGACATCAACCGTGTGACCATCAGCCCGCCAGCCGCCGCCCAGCAGCTGCCCGAAGTGGCGCCACCCGTGGATTTCGCGGTGTGGCCACGGAATGCGGCGTTGCCCGATGGAATCAGCGCCGAACATCCCCAGCAGATCCTGCGGCCACCTGGCGGTTCAAGGGGCGAGTGGTTGGCGTACACCTTCGATGCGGACACGGCAGGCCGGCGTGACGGCACCTACGGAGGGCGCCTGCCCGGCGGCATTCGGCGGGCGGGGAACATCGACTGGTGCGGCATGGACCATGTGCGCGTGAGCTGGTATGGCCCGCCGAACCGGATTGCGGCCGAACCGTTCGTGTACCTGCGCGCCCAGTATGACACCAAGGTGTTCTATCTCGGCGGCGCATTGCTCGATGTGGACGCCTACCAGGTAGCCAGTCCGCCAGACGGGAGCGAGGCCTACAAGTGGGTGCTGGGCGCATGCTTGCGGAAGGTCGACGGGGCGTTCTGGCTGTACACCATCCAGACCTACTTGCCGGCAAGCAATCCGGTGCCGCCCGACAGCGTGCCACCCGGTGCGGCCGCATGCAGTGACCCGCTGGCCGCGTCAACCAACAGCGTGGTGCTGGCGCGCTACAAGCTCCAGCTGGTCGACGACCAAGACGTGGCCAAGCGCTGGCAGGTGCTCGCTGGCGGCCGGGAGGTGCTGAAGGTCTGGAGCGCGCCGAACGCCTTTCACCCGTGGCGGTTCAGCGAGGATGGGCTGCTGGCCAGCAGCATGGCGGGGGCGTCAGGCGACGCGCATGTTGTCGCATGGGAAGAGCAGGGCGGTTCCTACCAGTTCACTACGCCCCCGGCGCCATCGGCTCTGCGCTACGACCTGGACGTTGACGCGCTGGCGTTGATCACGTCCACGCTCAGCATCACCAGGCAGGAGAGCTGGGCACCATTGTTCCGCGACTTTGCCCGCGACGACCAGGGGGAGACGCTGGAGCACACGCTCGAGCTCGGTAGGTTCAGCCGCAACGGCAAGCCGACGCTGGGCATGCGCTTTGACGGGGTTGAGGTGCCGCTGGTGGCATACGACGTCGTTGAGGCTGGCTCGACCGTGCAACTCCACGCGGAGCAGAACGCCTTGCTTTACGCATGCCCGCGCGATCGCGTGTACGTGTTCCTGCACTTCGAGACCAATGGGACCGTGGAGATCGGCAGCGCCGAGAATCCAGCTCCCACCGAGACCGCTCGCATCCACGTCTACCGTGGCGGTGTGCAGGTGTCCGACACCCAGACCCACTCGACCTACGGTCGCGCCATGGCGCTGGGCTTGTCGCACTTCGCGTACACGATTTTCAACGACCAGTTGGAGCACGTCAGCAGCGTGGGGGCGTTCTTTAATGACCGGCTGAAGGAACAGGCCCTGTCCCCACTGCACCTGCTGTACGGCGTCTGGCTGACTGGAAACATCAGCAGCTACGTCTACGACCAGGGGCAGGACTGGATCACCATGGGTCATGCCGTGAACTTCCTGGGCGCCCTCTACGGGCGCACCCCTTGGCCAGGGCCCAACTACTTCGGGTGGTACCGGAACAACGTGACCACTTCGCTGCAGCCGGGCCTGCCTGTCGCCGGCGCCGCGCTGCCGGGGTTCGACACGGACCGGGTGGACTTCGATGGCAGGCCGTCGATCATCGGGTGCGCCACGATCGAGGGGTTCACCTTGTATTCGGGCCCCGGGTTCTCCGGGGCGTTCAGCGACGACAGCCCGGTGAATGTCACCGGCGAGAGCGTCTATCGCGTTGATGCTGGCCAGCTGCCCGTGATCACCGGTGTTGCCGGCCTGAAAGCTCGGTTCCACCCGGTCTGGGTGCTGGGCAAGCCCATTGAAGAGACAACCTGATGGCAACCCTTTGCTCAACAAAGTTCAGGTCCCTGATCCTTGGGCCCTCGTCGTTTGAGTCGATCTTCGACGGCGGAAAGATCCAGGTGTTCAGTGGTGCGCAGCCGGCTACTGCGGACCTGCCGGCGGCCGGGACGCTGCTGGCGGAGATCACTGCACCGGGCGGCCTGCAGTTCGCACGCTTCGGACAGTACGCCACCAACAAGGCGTCGCAGCAGTGGGTGATGTCCGGCATCGCAGACGGCCTGGCGGGGTGGGCCCGGCTGCAGCGTGCCGGCGACGACGGCGCTCGCATCGACTTCGCAATCGGCCCGGGCGACGACTCGCCGGGCGACTACCAGCTCAGGCTTCCCGCGCTGGCCATCACCCCTGTCACGTCCGTCATCGTGTCGTCGTGGTGGTTCCTGCTCCCCCCGCTGTAACACGGAGACCTCGATGTCCATTTCCGACAACACCGCCGCCCTCGCTCTTGCTGCTATCAAAGCCGCGCTGGATGGCGGCTTCCTGTACCTGTACGCCGGCCCGGTCCCTGCCGATGCCGATGACGCCCTGGACATGGACACGGCCCACACGCAGCTGGCCAAGTTCACCAGGGACAACGACGGCACCACGGGCCTGACCTTCGCACCGCCCTTGGGGGCCGGCATGGTGAAGAACGTCGGCGAGACCTGGGAAGCCACCATCGAATTCGACGGGGCCAACAGCGCCTCGACTACGCTCACGCCGACCTTTTGGCGCTTCGCCCCTGGAGGCGATGATTGCCGTGACGCGGCCACCGGGCCCCGCTTGCAGGGCACGGCCGGTGGCCCGCTGACGGACCTGCCGTGCGCGGACCAGACCGACAACGGTGCGAACACGATGTCGTTGGACACGTTCGTTGTGGCGCTGGATGCCGGCTGATGCTGGTCAAGGATTTCGAGCGCACGTACATCCCCGCGGTTGCGGGAACGCCTGAGATCCCCTATCGGCCCGCATACACGGCGTGCCATCAGCCCCCGCCGCCGGGCCATTGGGAAACCAGGTGCTCCCGAATGGAGGTGCCCAAGTCGGGCGGTGTCCAGATGCCGCCGAACGGCGAGTTGATCACCGTCCGGGATCCCAACGGTGCGATCGATCCGGTGACCGGCGAGGTCAAGGTCATCGACGTGTACATCCGCGTGTGCACGTCGGTCTGGGTGACCGATGGCCCGCCCGGTGCGGCGGTCTGCACCACGCATCCCGAGCAGCCTTTCGTTCCGGCCGTGCCGGGCCAACCGGCGCGTGTGGATACGCGGATGCGCACGGGCTGGAATGCGGGCGCCAACAGTGCACAGTCCCAAGCAGAGGACTGCGCCTGCAGCTTCACGATGGCCAAGGTCACCGGCGCGGTGTGCGGGCTTACGGCCGATTTAGCCGACGTCACGTCGGTCGATCGGCTCAGCCATGCTCTCTACTTCCACGGCGGCAAGTTCCAGGTCCAAGAGCAAGGCATCGCTAGGACTCAGGGTGCCGCCTACCAGGCCGGTGACACATTCGAGATCCAGCGTGTGGCCGGCAGAGTCACCTACATGCACAAGGGAAAACGGGTGTACGTCAGCCGGGTTATGTCGACGGGCACCGTGCATGTGGGCGGCGCCCTGTTTGCCTCGTCGGACACCATCGGAGGCGGGGACGCATGAGCATTACATTTGGGCCCCTCACGGCCGCGTCGACCTTCGCGGACGGCCGGGCCTCGTTGCGCTTGCGGGCCTGGGGCGCGGAAACGGCTCAGACCGCCGGTCGCTGCCGGTTCAGAGTTCGCGTGCGAGGCGCATCCACCAGCTCCATCGTGGTGGGAACACCGCAACTGCCCGTGGCATGCATCCACCCTTTGCGGCTCAACGCGGCCGGGTCGGCACACCAGCGCGACAGAGCTGGCGTTCTCCATCCGCTGAAGCTGGAGGCCCGAGGCCTTGGCGGCCGGGCCGGTACCGTCAGTGGCCGGACTTGGCTGAAGCTGCGGGCATTCGGCCAGGTCGGCGCGGGCCAAACGGCTTTTGCGTTGCTGATCCCCCAGTCGCCGGAGGTTTCCGGCTATGCGGACCAATGGTTCGGCTTCGCGCGCCAGTCTGTCGGCCTGGGCGCGCGGCCGGATCGGCTGTACGCCGCCGTGAGCCGATCGCCACTCGGCTTCAGTGCCGGGGCCCATGGGACCTTCAGCGGCACCGGGCAGGCGGATGACTTGCTGGCCTTCGGTGAACGCCTCGAGGCGGTGATCCACGCACTGGCATCCAGTGGCCTCACCTTCAGCACGCTGGCCACTGGAGAGTACCGTCTGCTCGGCCGCGCTATTGCCCGGCTCGTGCTCACCGGCCAGGCCGCCGGTTATGTGGAGGCGTTGCAGCTGATCGGTGACGCTCTCGTCCTGGGCGAGGTGACGGACCAGCTTCAGCTTGCCAATGCCGGCGACATCCTGCACGTCGAGGCCAAGGTCGAACAGACGTACACGGCACTGGTGGAGATGGTCGAACGGCTGGTGCTGGCCGGCGCGGCTGTCGGCGCACACACGCTGACCGTGCTGCTGCGGGAAGAGTTCGTACTCGGTGCCCAGCCCAACCATCAGGCCGAGCTGGCCGCCCAGATCTCCGAGTGCATCGGCCTGGCCATGGGCCTGACGTTCGACACCGGCGAGTTCCTTGCGTGGGTGATGAACACCGAAAGCCGCGCGCTGTCGACGTACACCCAGTTTCCCTTCAACAGCTTCGCCAAGATCGGGGGCCGGTACTACGGGGCCCACGCCGGCGGAATTGCTCGGCTGGGTGGCCGCACCGACATGGGCGAACCAATCCGAGCCCGGTTGCGCCTTGGCATGTCGGATTTCGGGGGCCGGCTTGTTAAGTCGTTCTCCGACGTGTTCTTCGGCATGGCCGCAGATGGACAGATGCTGCTGAAGGCGATCTACGTCGACGAGAGGACGGCCGAAAAGCACATGGCGATCTACAAAGTCATGGCGCGGCCGTCGGCAGTGAGCCGCGAGACACGGGCCAAGGTCGGGCGCGGCATGAAGGCTGTGGACTGGGACTTCGAGATCGAGAACGTCGACGGCGCCGATTTTGACCTGCAAACCATTCAGTTCTACCCGACGCAGACCAGCCGGCGTACGCGCGGGTAACAGGAGCAAGCATGACCACGACATGGTGCCTACCGCCGACCTCGGGGGCTTACAACCTGGTGGGCGAAGCCCACACCAAGTTCACGAACAAGGGAGACGAGCTCTACAAGCTCGTGGTGGATGGGCTCTACGACATCGACGATGTCGGTATCTCGCCGGTCGAGTTCAACATCAGCTTCGACTTCGACGGGCAGCTGACGCCGTTCAACCGGCCGCAGGCCCCCGCGCTGGACGCCGATGCCTTCCGCCTGCGTATGCCGGCGGACATTGCGGCTCCGCCGTCCTTCGTCGCCGCACCGGTGGAGGGGACGCAAGCGCCCGAGCTGGACGCGGAGATGCCGACGCTGGCCTTTGGCCAGAAGCCGATCCGCCCGAACATCCAGGCCCCTCAGATGCCCGGAGATCCGGAGCCTCTGGACATGCCGGTCATGCCCGATGCGCCGCTGCCGGACCTTCCCACGTTCGAGCAGCTCAACCTGCCGACCCTCCCGGACATCGACCTGCCGAGCTTCAACAGCCAGTTGCCGGAGCTGATCGAGCCGCCCTTCGATGACAACTGGACCTTCCAGCCCCAGCCGTATGTCAGCCAGCTGCTGGACCAGCTGTTCGCCACCATCGAGGGAATGCTCCAGGCGCGTCCGGCGCTTCCGGAAGCGATCGAAGCGGCGATCTTCAACAAGGGCCGTAGTCGCCAGGAGATCGAGACCAGCCGGGAAGCCGAGCAGGCAATCGTGGAGTTTGGCTCTCGCGGTTGGAACCAGCCCAATGGTGTGCTGACGGCGCAGATCCGCGACATCCGCCAGCGCGGCCAGGATCGGATCGCCGAGTTCAACCGCGACGCTGTCATCAAGCAGTACGAGGAGACCCTCCAGAACCTCCGCCTGGCGCTGGCGCAGGGCGCCGCGCTGGAGGGCGTGCGCATCAATCTGCACGTGGAGGAGCAACGCTTTGCGCTCGAGGCTGCTCGCTTCTCCCGCGAAGCGACTATGGCAGTACTGCAGTACCGGCTGTCCGTGTTCCAGACCCGGATGCAGGGGTACCAGATCGAGGCCCAGGTGCTGCGCGACCGCATCCAAGCGGAGCTGGCCAAGGTCGAGATATTCAAAGCCCAGCTCGATGGCGAGCGGCTACGCGGCGAGGTGAACGAGCAGCGAGTGCGGCTGTATGCCGAACGCATCCGGGCGGTGGGGCTGATGGCCGACTTCTACCGAACCCAGGTGGAGGCAGTGAAGAGCAAGGCCGACGTGCAGCGCCTGGTGTTTGACCGGTACAAGACGGCGGTCGACGGGTTTGATAGCCGGTGGCGGGCGTATGTGTCGGAGTGGCAGGGCTACACGGCCTCTGTGGAGGGCGAGGGAAAGCGTGCCGACCTGTTCCGCACGCTGGTGGACGCCCAGTCCAAGCGGGTGGACGCCTGGTCGACGACGGAGAACCTGAAGATTGAACGTGAGCGGCTGCGCACCCAGCAGTTCGGCCAGCAGCTTTCTGCGTGGCAGGCCTTGATCACCAAGAGGGAGAGCGAGCTGAGCGCCGAGCGCTCCCGGCTGGCGGCCGTCTCCTCGTTCGTCGATGCCCAGGCCCGCCTGTACTCGGCGTCGGCCACGGTGGAGCAGGCAGCGTCGGCGGCCAGTGATCGCAGTTTCGAGCTGGGGCTCGCTCGCAGCCGGGCCAAGATGGAAGCCGGTAGCAAGAACGCCGAACTGATGCTGCAGCAGGCCAAGTTCCTGACCGACCAGCTCCTCTCGTTGAACGACACCAAGCTGAAGATCGGGGCCCAGCTTACGGCGGCGAGCTGGTCGGCGGTCAGCTACAGCGCCGGCGTGTCGGCGTCGGTTGGGCAGAGCTCCAGCTGCAGCCAGAACTTCTCCTTCAGCGGGGAGGTCATAGACGCATGAGCCAGTCGCAGGTGTACGTGCTGGAGGAAACTGAGACTGAGCCCGACGGTGACTGCTTCTGGACTGACCTGGTCAATGCTACGCAGCAGTGCAACACGAGCCCTGAGCCAGCCGGTGTCTTTATCGACTTCAAAATTCACTACACCTGCGACGCCTACGAAGGGACGGGGATCAATCTATGCATGACCAACGGCATAAATGGGGCTCCAGGCGTCCTTGATAACCCGGAACCACGATTACTGTCTTATTGGCCGCTAGACGCCGAACCTTCCGTTTCTGACCCGCTTCCGGGCGTCGATTCAGTCGATGAATTCATTCCTCTGATTGGCGAGTCGATGAAGTTCGGACACTACGGGGGCGGGTGGCTGAATGTGTCGAAATATGCGTTGGAAGCGAGCGCCCCAGATTTGGTACCGGGCAAGTGGTTCGCAGCCAACGTTTACTACACGTTGCCCGGCGCCAGTGGGGGGATGACGTCCGTCATGGTGTTCAGGGTCAAGGCGAACGACGGTGACTGGCCGGCTTGCGAATAGCTGGACCAGAGGGAAATTCTTTACAGCCAACCTAGGGCCGCTTCTGCGGTCCTTTCTATTTGGAGACCTCAATGGCCCTTACCGATGACCTCGATCGCACCCGTAGAGAGGTAGCTGTCAGTGCAACACCGGGCGCTCCAGTGGCGGCCGGGCCGGCAACTGCGCGAAAACCTGCCAGCGGCACGAACTTCGGTACCGCGGTTCGCGATACCGCCATCGGTGCAGGAATGGGGGCTGGAGCTGTACTGCGGCGCACAGCGAACAATGCGGCGACGAGCGTTGGCTCAGCGGCAAACCAGGGCACGGCGCCAATCCGAACCGGGTTGGGTTTTGCGCGTGACGCAGGACGTGCTCTGGCAGGGTTGCCAGAGTCGACGAACGCGGGACAGCCGGTTGGCCTGCCGTCGCCGCGCTTGCCGACGTTGAGCGGAGGGGAAAGAGTTGCAGCTCGCCCAAGCTTCGCAGACGTGTCGAGCCGAGTGCTTCCGAGTGCGCCGGCGCCCCGGCAGCCGACTGCATTTGGGAATGTGTCCAGTCGTGTGCTCCCGGGTGCAACCAGCGGCTCGCCGGCAGTTCCGGCACAGCGCGCGGGCACTATTCGCCGAGCCACCGATGCCGCCGGCAACTCGGTCTACAGCGACACCGCTGCAGGCCTGAGTCAGGGTGTGGATCTTGCAAACTCCGGGTTCGGTACCGGCGGTGCCCGGGCTTTGGCAGCGGGCAGTTTGATGGAAGGCGCTGCTGGTGCAGGTGCGAGCGGAACAGGCGCAGGTGCAGGTGACATGCTCGCAACCCGCCCGAGCGGTGTTGCCCAACCTGCAGCACAGGTCGTGGCGCCACGACCTGTGCCACAGCAGACGGTGCGCGGTCGCCAGGGGGCGGTGATCCGGAATCCGAATGACACGCTGGTCGACAAGCTCACACGGGCAATGGGTAGCTCGAGCTTGAAAGGCAGCCCCAGCGGCCGTGCCGCCGTAGCCCAGGCCATCCTGGGGGAGGCTGGCGCCCAGCGTGATGAGCGGATGCAGGCGCTGCGTACGCAAGACCAGGCGGACCTGACGAACGTGCAGGCCAACGCGGTCAGCGCCGAGAACGCTGCCAACCGCCAGTTCGAAGCCTCTCGGGTCAACGCGCAGTTGATGGACAGTGCCGCTGGACGTGCCACCAGTCTCGAGACCGCGCGTCTGGCCCGCCGGCCGGAGGTCAGCGTCGCTGCTGACGGGAGCATGGGGGTAATCAGCCAGGACGGCGCATGGCGCCCGGTCACCGGGACTGATGGCAGCACCATCCGAGCACCTCAGGCGCCGCGCCAGACCGGGGAGCTGACCGATGGCGAGCGGTTGAAGTCCTACACCGAGCGTTACAACGCGATCGTGAACGACACCACCTCAGATGCAGCACAGAAGGCCACCGCAGTTGCCTCACTCGACGCCGATCCGCTCTATGCAGGTTTGCGCGCTGATCCGGCCGCGCCGGTCGCCGGCGCCCGGAAGGCGGATGACGGCAAGTGGTACGTCCAAAACTCCGATGGCAGCTTTTCCATGGTGACTCCGTAAATGGCCACGTTCGAGAAAGTCGGCTTTGATCCCTTTGCAGCGGCGAACGCCGGCTCTAGCCCGGCCTCCCCGCCCGCCGGCGGGCCCGGCGTGTTGGCCAAGCGCCCGACGCTGACAAAGGTGGAGGGCAATCCGTTCGATTCGGGCCGGGTCGCCAAGCGGCCTGGCCGATCGTGGGGCGAGGCCGCAACCGACAGCTTGCTTGGCGTGGCCAGCGGCACGGCCAACATCGTCGGCGGCTTGTTGGAGGGCAAGGCAAGCGCGGAGCCGACGAACCTCGCACGGCAAGGCCTGCGCCTGCTTGACCGTGTCGGGGTGAAGGGAGCGGGCGATCTCGCAGCCCGTGTACCAGGAACCGCGGTGGAGACCGCCCTGGGGCATGCCCCGGGAACCGGTGCGGCGGCAGTATCCGCAGAGATGAAAGCTGCTGGGGATTGGATCGGCGGCAAGCAATCCGAGGCGCTGCAGGAAGACAAGCGGGAGCTGTCGCAGACCGAGGGGTTCTTCGGAAGCGCAAAAAAGGTACTCACCTCGCCCCGTTTGCTTGGCAACTTTGTCGCGGAGCAGGTCCCGAACCTCGCCACCCTGGGCGGCGGCACGCGCCTGGCAGCGGCACGTGCGGGCCAGCGGGCGCTGGTGGGTGCGGTAGCAAAGGGCCTGGGAAGCGAGGCGGCCGAGGCCGCCGCTGCAACAGCTGGAAAGCAGGCCGCCACGCGCGCTGCCACGGGCATTACCACGGCTATGGAAACAGGGTCTGCAGGCCAGCAAACCTACCAGCAGGCGATGGCCCAGCCGCAGTCTGTGTGGGATGCCAATCCCGAGTACCAGCGCCTGCTCGCCGTCGGCGCGGCACCGATGACGGCCAAGGAGACGATCGCTCGCGGAGCTTCGATGCAGGCGCAGGCGATCACCGCGCCAATCGCGGCTGTCGCTGGGCGGTTCGCAGCTCCATTCGAAGCCGACGTGTTCACCCGGGGTCTCGCGCGCAAGCCGGTTTCCTTGCTGCAGGGTGCGGCGAAGGAAACCGTCGAGGAGACGATTCAAGAGGGTGGGTCACAGCTCGCGGGAAACATTGGCCAGCGCCAGGTGGATCCCAATCAGGGCTTGTGGGACGGCGTGCCGGAGGCTGCAGGTACTGGTGCCGCGTTGGGCGCCGTCCTGGGCGGCGGCATGGCCGCCGGCGGCGCGATCGCAAGCAAGCCGGTGGCCGCCGCAACGGACGAAGAGAGGGTGGCACGGCGCCCGCAACCCCCAGCAATCCCGCCCCCGGAACTTCCGCCGGCACCGCGCGCGCTGCCTCCTTCCGACGGAACGCCCAGCTTCGGCGTGAACATTGTCAGCCCTGGCGGCACGGTTCTGACGCCAGAGCAGCGCGGCTTGGATCCACGGGTGGTAGGTGAGCCAGCGGCACCTGTGCCAAATCCTGCTGCCGTTCCAGGGCCGCGAGTGGCCAGTGATAGCCTAAATCAGCAGGCGCCGGCGGCACGCCCATCGCCAACGACAGTTCCGTTCCCGGATGCCGCGCCTGGTAGCTTGTCCGAGGTGGCCAACCTGACGGCTGCCGCACCGAGCGGGAACGTTTCTGGCGAGGCCAACTCGGTATTGAATGCCTCGCCCAGTGGCAACGGCCAGCAAGACGCCATCGACGGTGGCGCTGCAGCAGCGGCCACGCCGGCGGCGGGCGCCGCGCCAGTTCTCCCGCCACCATGGGTGGATGCGGATACAGGCGAGTCCCTGCGCGCTCCGACGCGGCAGGACATCGAGCAGCTGCTGCATGCGAACTTGAACTACCAGATGGAGAGCGGCGGCGGTATCAATACCAAGGCCACACTCAAGACGATGCGGGACCAGTACGGCTTGGGCAGCGCGGTGGTGCGTCCCGCCCTGGAGAAGGTCAAGGCCGAGCGGAAGCGGGGCATTACGAGCACAGAAGCGCCGGCAGGTGCAGACCCGGGATCGGATGTGGCGAACCTGAGCGCCGCCGGGCCTGACTATGAGGCGGTCCTTCGCGATCAGGTGCTGGCCGCTGCTGAGCGGAAAGCTGCCAGAGAGGCGGCGGGCCGGCAGAAAGCAAGGCCTGAGGGGGAGACGACCGAGGCCGAAGGCGATGAGGTCAACCGTGCCGCCGCTGATCAGGGGCGGCCAGGCAGGTCCGACGTTGCGCCGGTACCGATGGGGGCTGCCAGCTACGACACCAGCGAGGAGATGCTGGACACCGATACCGGTGCTCCAAGCGGTGGGCCTTTCACCATCGAGGAAGCAGCTCAACGGACAGCTGGGCGAACCGATGGCGGCAGGGTGTTTCCGGTGGATGGTGGGTTCGTGGTGCGCACTCCACGTATGGGTGGGACCCAGCCCGATGGTGATTCTCTTTCTTCTTCCAGCCAGGCGCAGGCGAGCGCCAAGACTGAGAAAGGGGAGGGTCTGGGAGGGGAGGTGACCGCGTCCGCGCCAGCAGCGGTATCGGCACCGGTTGCCTCAGAAGGTGCAGCACCGGCAGCTTCTGAGGCATCCCAAACGCCAGCCGCCGAGGCGCCGAAGGACCTGGCCGGCGCGGCCAGCGAAGCTGCTACCAGCCCAACCAATGATCTCCCCGTGCCCAGTGATGCGCAGAAGGAGGCCGGCAACTATCGGAAGGGGCACACGCGCATCAATGGCCACGACATCAGCATCGAAAATCCGGCTGGTAGCCGCCGGCGTCCCGAATGGCCGGCGCTAAAGCATCACTATGGGTACATCAAGGGCACCGTTGGCAAGGATAAGGACCACGTCGACGTGTTCATGACGGACCGGGCCGAGGATCCGCAGTTGCCAGTGTTCGTGGTCGACCAGGTGAACAAGGACGGCAGCTTTGACGAGCACAAGGTTGTGATGGGTACTGCAAGTGAGGCTGAGGCACGGTCGACGTATCTGGACAACTACGAGAAGGGTTGGACTGGCCTTGGCGGCATCAAACAGATGACGCAGGACGAGTTCAAGGCATGGGTTCGGGATCCGAAGAAGACCACGCGCCGTGTCACGCGATCGCCGCGCAACCCTGCAGCGCCTGCTGAAGCTGCCGTCGCGGCACCAGCACCAGCATCTAAGGCGACAACCTACACGCCGCGCGTGCGCAAGATCGGCGGATCTCCCGAGTACGACCGGAACGACGTGGGCACGTTGGGCGCGTACTTCCAGCCCGGTCGCGTTGTGAAGGGCTATGCCGGGCATTTGGACAAGGTGCTCGAGTTCAATCCCAGCGTCGATAAGCACGGGCGTTGGAGCGTCAAGGTTCAGCGGGTCGACAAGGACGGAGAGTTTGTTCCGGGCGAGGACGCGCGCTGGCACTCAACCTCGCCGGCGCCGCGGGATCTGGCAGAGGTGCTTGGAAAACCGGAAATGAAGGCGCGAAAGGCGGCCGCAGCAAAGCCGGTGGCAGATGCGCAGGATCCAAAAGCGAGAAAGCCGCGGGCGGCCGATGTGGCCCCCAACGGCATAAAGGTGGGCGATCGCGTCACGGTGGCGCCCAGCGGCAAGGGCCCCCAACGCGAACCGTACGAAGCAACAGTGATAGAGATCGAGGTCGATGCGGCTCCTGCATATGGCGGCACAGCTTTCAAGGTCGCCGCAGATGATGCGAAGCCCGACGGTCGCGGTACCGGGTGGGTGGGCATCGATCGAGTCTCGGCCGTGGTGCCAACTGCAGAGCCGGCGGCCGTGGCTGCGGCAAAGCCAAAGGCTGACGGGGCGGCGATCGAGGATTTTGGCGAGACCCTCCATGGCGCGCGCAAGCACTATGCCGCGGCCTACGCAGAGCGCATGCGCCAGGCGTACGAGCTGGATCTGACCACAACGCCGCTCTCGAAGTCCTGGCCAGAGCCGGACTATCAGAAGTTGCTTGATTCCGGTGCCGAGCCCTTCTCGGTTGCGTGGGTGCGCGCCGCGCGAGATGAGATCCCGAACCGTCCGTCTGCTGCGTGGAAGCTCAAGGGCTGGGCTGGTCAGGTTGAAGCGCTGCGCGATGCTGCTGCCCGTTTGCTGGATGGCAGCGTTGACGCGACCAAGCTCAGGGAGCTGATGGCCCAGCACCCCGGGGTGGCGGCCAAACTGCAGGGTCGGATGGATCTCTACCAGGCTGTGGGCCACGACAAGAGCCTGAAGGGGATCACGCTGCGGTCTGGCGAGTACACCGTGTATGGCGGAGAGCAATACAACCCGCCTCGTACGGTCTACACAGTGGAATCCCGCTCGGCCGGCAAGAGCTGGCCAAAGACACTCGCCGAAGGCGACACCAAAGAGGCCGCGATCGAGGCCTTCAAGGCGCTGCAGGCCGCCCCGAGCGCTGCTGCAAGCGAAGGGAAGGCGCCCACGCGCTTCGACATCATTTCGCTGCGCAGCTCAGTTGCCGGATCCGAGTCCGTGCCCCGTTTCGCCGTGGCCAAGAAGATCGGCCGCGAGTACGTGGAGCTCGAGAGCTTCGATAGCATCAAGGAGGCGCGCACCTACCGAGCCGAACATCAGCAGGACCTGGAGAAGAAGCTCGAGCAGCTCAAGGACATCCCGGCTGAGCGGCGCGACGCGAATGAGCCGCGGGTCGGCATTGATCACCGCGCCGGCGCCGATGTGACGCCAGCGCAGTTCAGCGAGGCATTCGGCTTTCGCGGCGTGCAGTTTGGCAACTATGTCGAAGACGGCCGCAGGCAGCGGGATCTCAACGATGCCTATGATGGCTTGCTCGACCTTGCGGGCGTCCTAGGTATCGAGCCGCGCGCGCTGTCCCTCAATGGGACCTTGGGCTTGGCCTTCGGAGCACGCGGTAGAGGTGGCAAGCGCGCGGCGGCGGCTCACTTCGAGCGCGGCACAGTGGTGATCAACCTGACCAAGGCAAATGGCGCCGGCAGCTTGGCCCATGAGTGGTTCCACGGCCTGGACAACTACTTCGCACGCATGCGTGGCGACAGCCAGGGCATGGTGACCGATAACCCCCGCGCGAAAGGTCGCGATGGTGCCCAAGGCATTCGTCCCGAGATGGCAGGGGCATTTGATGCATTGCGCCGCGCGATCGATGCCAGTGGCATGGCAGATAGAAGCGCCGAGCTGGACCGGGTGCGATCGACCCCGTATTGGACAACCCCGCCGGAGATGGCTGCACGGGCTTTCGAGAGCTACGTCATCGACAAGCTCGCCGATCAGGGGCAGGCGAACGACTACCTGGCCAATGTCGTTGCGGAGGAGGCTTTCGAAGGTATGCGGGCGCTGGCCACCGGCAAGCCAGGGAAGCGCTCGTATCCTTACCCGTCGGCTCATGAGGCGCCGGCGCTGCGCGCAGCCTTCGATGAGTTCTTCCAGACCATCGAGAGTGAACGTATGCCGGATGGCAGCGTTCGCCTGTTCTCCCTTCCGGCGGATCCTGTCGATTCCCCTGCCTTCAAGCGGTGGTTTGCCGGTTCGCAGGTGGTGGGTGCGAACGGAAGGCCACAGACCGTGTTTCACGGAACAAGCGAGGAGTTCTACACCTTCAGCAAACACCGCTCCGGGGAGGCCACTGGCCACGCGACGGCACCGCTCGGACATTTCTTCACGACTGACCGCAACTTGGCCAAGCGCTATGCGGAGAACGCGAGCGATGGCGTACCGGCTGACGAGAGGGTGATCGATGCGCACCTGAGGATCGAGAACCCATATGTGATGCCGCTGGAGGAGGCGCAGTCTCTGGATAGCCCCGAGGCATCGGCCGCCTTCCAGGCCTACTTGCAACGGCAGGGCTTCGACGGGATCCAGATCCCAGAGGCGAAGACGTGGATTGCCTTCCGGCCCGAGCAGATCAAGTCGGCCTCTGAGAACCGGGGCACCTTCGAGCTCACCAATCCGGACATCCGCTTCTCGCGTGGTGACGGGGGCCCAGGTTTGACCTTTGACCGCGCGCTGCAGCTGAAGAGCGAGCTGACGTCTAAATGGGGGAAGAACGCCCCGAATGTGGTGGTGGTGCGGAGCGCGGAAGACTTCCCCGCGTCGGCCAAGTTGGATCCGGCGTACCGGCGGGCAGAGGGCCTCTACAACGGCACGCCGACGGTATGGATCAATGCCGCGGCCATCACGAACGAGGCACGATTCGGCCAGGTGCTGGCGCATGAGGCCATCGGGCACTACGGCGTTGAGAATGTTGTCGGTCAGGGCAACTGGCGGCAGATCGTGGACGCGATCGACAGACTGGCCAGTACAGGCGGTGGTTCGCCCGGCTTGCGGTCGGTGCTGGAATCGGTCAGCCAGCGGTACGGGACCGTGGATCGCGAGACCTTTGCCAAAGAAGCCATTGCGGTGATGGCTGAGCGGGGGATCCGCAACAGCTTTACCAGCCGGATCATCGCAGCGGTCCGCCGCTTCCTGCGCACGGTGATGCCGTCCCTTCAGTGGTCGGAGGGGGATGTGCGGGATCTGCTCAGCCAGGCCGATGGGTTCCTGCGATCTGGGCCCGCCCAGGGTGCGCGGCAGGCCACGGTCCAGGCGTATGCGTTCTCCCAGGGGCAGCGGGGCGATAGCGCGATGGCTCCCGCTGCTGAGGAGGCCGAGGCCTACCGGGCGCAGTTCGACAAGACCGTCGACAGCCTGAGGACGGTGGTGGCGCCGATCGCCGTGGGTCGCACGCCGGCTGTGCTGCGCTCGCTGGGCGCGCCAGACCTTCCCATTACCGTGACCAGGGATGTGGTCAGGAAGGCGAGCAATGGCGTGAAGCATGACGTGTCACGCGACGTGCTGCGCCAGCTGCCTGAGCTGCTGGCGGATCCGCAAGCGGTATTCGATTCGAAGGCGGAAGCCGGCGGCCTGGCAGTGTTGCTGAATGCAAAGGACGCCAGCGGGCGGCCGGTGATGGTCGCCTTGCACCTGCAGCAGCAACAGAACCGTATGGTCATCAACAGGGTTGCCAGCGCCTACGGTCGACCTGAGGTTCAGTATCAGGCGTGGACCCGCGAGGGCCTGCTGCGCTACGTCGCAGATGCGAAAAACCCCGACCTGGTTCGACTCGTAGGGCTGCAATTGCCCGTAAGTGGTTCACCAGATCAGGGTTCCTCAGGGCGGAAGGTACTCTCGCGCGCTGACCTAGTCAATGAAGCTCCCGGTCAGGTGCGACCTGCCCAGCAAGATCCGGCAGCCATCGAGCCTGAGCGGCGTCTGTTCAGCCTCCCCGCATCTGATGCTCTGGATGAAATCGATGCCATCCAGAAGGGGCTGCAGGGGGAAGGCCTCCTGGCTCGCGCCAAGCAGCTGCTGGCGGGTATGACGCCCAAGAAGCTGAAGGATGCCAAGCGCCCCACCTGGCTGGGTGCCCTTGCAACGCGACACCTCACCGAGCTGGGCGCCGACTATTTCCAGAACATCAACCACTATTCCGACTATCTGGCCAAAATGCAGGCCGACCGGAACCAGCTGCAGGGCGAGGCTGAGGTGGTGGCCGAGGCGGCCCGAAAGTGGGTGGGCAAGAACAAGGCAGAAGCGCAGCAGCTGTTTGACTTGATGCACGATGCCACGGTTGACGGCGTGGACCCGTCCAAGGCTTATCAGCCCCTCATGTTCAAGATGCCAGGGCAGTCGGGGCAGTTTCAGGTCACGAAGAAGAACATTACGCACGCTATCGCTGTGAAGAAGCAGCAGATGAAGGAGCGATCGGGCGATAGCAAGGCCAACATGATCAACGAGATCAAGGCACTGGAAGCCATGGGCTACGCTGAGCCGCGGCGCCAGAAGCAGTACGCCCCCTTGGTCGATCGTTGGAACCAGCTGTCACCCGAAGCCCAGGGCATCTACAAGCAGTTCCGCGACGCATATCGGCAGCGATCCGATGCCATGGAGGAGGCGCTGGCTCAGCGGATTGAGGATCTTTCGGGCGACGGTGTGTCGGAAGCCCAGCGTAGAAATCTTGTGCAGCGGATGCGCGAGCAGTTCGAGTCGGCACGCCTGCAGGGCGTGTACTTCCCCCTGCAACGCTTCGGCCAGCACTACGTGTCTGCGGAGAAGGACGATACCAATACCTTCATGATGTTCCAGACGCTCAACGAGCTCGAGCGGGCCGTGAATGACCTGAAGGCCAAGGGCTGGACGATCACCGCACACGGGAAGAAGGGCGACAAGGTTCTGGCCAAGGACGCGCCGTCCGGCACCTTCGTTGCTGATGTGATTCAGCAGCTTCGGCAGTCGCACGTCTCCGACAAGGTCCAAGACGAGATCTACCAGCTGTATCTCGAGGCGCTGCCCGAGCTCTCGATGCGAAAGCACAGCATCCACCGGAAGGGCATACCGGGATTTGACCCTGACGCTGTGCGGGCCTTCGCGTACAACATGCACCACGGGTCCCATCAGTTGGCCCGTCTGCGGTACTCGCACAAGCTGCAGGGCGTCCTCGACCTTATCCAAAAGCGGCAGGAGGAGGCGCGGAAGGAAGACGGTGCTGATGTTCGCCGGATCGTGGCGGGTGACACGATTATCGAGGAGCTGAAGCGCCGGCACGACTGGATCATGAATCCGACCGACAGTGCTTTGACCAACATGGTGTCGTCCTTTGGGTTCGTGTACTACCTGGGCGCCACGCCGGCGGCGGCGCTGGTCAACCTCAGCCAGACCGCCTTGGTCAGCTATCCGTTCCTAGCCGCGCGCCATGGCCCCGTGAAGGCCATGAATTACCTGCTGGCTGCCAGTCGGGATGCAGTGCGGACTATGGGCAACATCCAGAAGACGCTGAACGACCCAGACGAGGTCAAGGCCTATCAGGCGCTGCAGGCCTCTGGTGCGATCGACAAAACCCAAGCGCACAACTTGGCAGGTATCGCTGAGGGCGGCATGGCCGGGTACAACCCGGCTTGGTCCAAAGCCATGGAGATCATCGGTTGGGGCTTCCACAAGACCGAGGTGGTGAATCGCGAGGCCACCGGCATGGCCGCATTCCGCTTGGCCAAGGATGGCGGCGCTGGGTTTGACGAGGCGGTCAAGTTCGCTCAGGACACCATCTTCGACACCCACTTCGACTACAGCAATGCCAACCGTGCGCGGTTCATGCAGAGCGGTACCGCCAAGGTGCTGCTGATGTTCCGTCAGTACAGCCTGAACATGACCTGGGCGCTCGGCCGGATGGTCTGGCAGGCGACCAAGGGCCAGAGCCCCGAGGTGCGTCAGATTGCCCGGAGGAACTTGGCGGGCGTTATGGGCATGAGCGCCCTGTTCTCGGGTGCTTTGGGCCTGCCGATGATGGGCGTGGCCATGGGGACGCTCAACGCCCTGCAGGCCGCGTTCGGCGATGACGACGAGCCCTGGGATGCCGAAACCGAGTTCCGTGCGTTCCTCGCGGAGGCCCTGGGGCCGGGTGCTGCGGAGCTGTTGCTGCGCGGCGCGGCCAACAAGCTCACCGGTGCCAACATCGCCGGGCGCGTGGGGCTGGACTCGCTCTGGATCCGCGACGCCGACCGGGAGCTTGAAGGCCGGGGGCTGTTCAATCACCTGCTCGAGCAAGCGGCCGGGCCAATGGGTGGCGTGCTGAAGAACGTATTGGTCGGCACCCAGCAGATTGGGGAAGCGCACACGATGAGGGGGGTGGAGACGATGCTCCCGAAAGGCCTGAAGGACGTAATCAAGGCCGGACGCTTCGCCACCCAAGGCGTCAACACGCTACGCGGGGATCCGATCCTCGAGGACGTGAGCCCTTGGCAGGTCTTGCTCCAGGGCGCCGGCTTCAGCCCAGCCGAGGTGGCGGAGCGGTATGAACGCAACCGCGCGCTGAAGAACTACGAGGAGCACATCACCAAGCGACGCCAAAGCCTGATGAATGCCTACGCCATGGCCATCCGGAACGGTGACGCAGCGGATCGGATTGCGGTCATGAAGAAGGTCCGTGCGTTCAACAAGGCGAACCCGGAGCTCGCCATCTCCTCCGACAGCATCCGGGCCTCTTTGAAGTCCCGGGCCAGGTACAGCGCGAAGGCCGAAGCGGGCATCGTCATCAATCCGAAATTGGCCGCACGCCTGCAGGAGAGGGTTGGGCCGGCGGAGTAGGTGATGTGCACAGAAAGGCGACTTTCGTGCGCCCCAATGCCAGGCGCTTCAGAAGGTGCAACTTCGAGGCGTCGGCAATCCGCCGGCGCTGTTACAGGGGTTGGTTTTGAAAAAGGAAAAGCAAAGCAAGCGTGCCCTGGTCCTTTCGTTTGGGAATGAGGTTGCGCCGGGTGGCTTCCACCCGCTGCGGCCGGATCAGAACGCTCGCAGCGGCAGATCGGGAGGCGGGATCCGCCAACCGGCGGCCGAAACCTCGATGGAGAAAGACCTCACCGACGACCATGTGGTTCTGTACGCTGAGTTTCGCAAGAGCCGAGGCACCCCAACGCCAGGCGTCGTGCAGCAGTTTGACCAGATCACCAGAGACATGCTGACCCAAGCCCGGTCTACCCAGGTTGTGGCAACTCTAATCCGTGCTGAACTCGGTCTGCCCGAGCTCGGTTGATCTGCATCGCTCTGGCGGGACCTCCCGCCAGAGCCAGGTGGCGGGGCCCATGCAGGCTGTTGATCTACGGTCCCTGCGGGTGCCCGGAGTTAACCCAGTCAAGCATGTCCTGGTCTCTCTTGGCTCGCTGGGCTTCAATTTTGTCGATCTTAGTCTGGAAAACCTGTTCGGGCTTCCATTCAAAGCTCTTTGGGCGCGGCCGCAGGTTCGCCGCGGCCCGCAGGCGCGCGACTATATCGACGCAGTGGAGGCCGAGCCTTGAGTACTGGTATTGGCGTTCCTCGAACCACTCGGAATAGTCGGGTGCTGAGTCTTGCTCACCAGTCGCGGATATAGCGTCGTTGGAAAAGCCGATCTGGTAGGGCAGATCATGAATGTCGAACATGATCTTCTCATCGATGGACCGCCATTCGACTGCGAACTTTGATGGGTCGAAGGAGGGCACCTCTGTGCGTTCATTCGTGAAGCCAGAAGCTGGGTCAACATCACCATCGTCTTGGGCGACGTCGGCGCAGGCGGATATGAAGTTGTCTAGTTCGCCGCCGATGACAGCTGCCAATAGTGCGGCATCCTTCTTGGCCTTCCGCCCCTCCGCTATATGTTCACGAAGGAAGGTGAGCCCGGCACCGACAACGACTCCGACGAGGCCGATGAGCGCAGGACCAATAATCTGGCCAAGTTTTAGTGCTTCCAGCGTCCAGTCTGCCATCGGTACTCGCGCCCATTTAAGCTGAATGGGTTATAGGCAGTCCGATGCCAGAAGGCAACCATCGCCTGCTGTCGAAACAACGGTGTCGCAGCGGTCAGTTTCAAAAGCTGACCAAAAAACTGACCAAACGCTGCCAATACATGCCCATGCATGCCCTATTGACCCCGTGGAACGAAAAAGCCCGCCGAGCGTAAGTGCTTGGCGGGCTTCGCTTTTCTATCTTTTCATCGAGGGTGGTAGTCAGACTATCGGCGACAGTGCACCCCCGGTTTAACTGAGTTGAGAGTGTTCTGTCAGCGCCCCGATGGACCGGTTTGCTGGCAGAACCTCACTGAGCGGTGTTGATGCTATCCGAAACAAGCTGAATCGTCACGCATCGGCTGAATGCCCCGCGCCGGGGTTAACGCGGCACCGACCTTTCTGCGACGTGCCGCTGCCGAGCATTGCAGCCATCTTGGTGATGGAGCGGGTGATGGTCATGCAGCAGCGCAGCCTGCAGGTGCTGGCGGGCGGGGTAGGGCGGGCGTTCCGTCAGCGGGCGCTGGCGCCGGCGGCGCTCTACCTGTTGCTGGGCGGCGCGGTGGCGGGTGCGGTCTGGGCCGGACGGATGCATTGGCCATTGCTGGCACCGGGGTTGTTGGTGCTTTGCGCGGTGGTGCTGGGTTGGATGCAACAGGTACGGCGGCGTTGGCTGGGTATCTATCTGGTTGCGGCTCTGCTGTTGCTGGTGCTGCAGTCGCCCTGGTCGGGGCTGGATCCGGCAGGCGTCGAGCGCGTGGCTCTGGCGGCCATGGCATTGGCCGTGGCGCAACTGTTGGTGCACACCGTGCGGGTGGTGCAGTTGTCCTGGGCATTGCAGGCCCAGGTGGACGCGATGGACGATACGGCTATCCTGACGTTGTTGCCCGGCGAGGCGGCTGGGGCTGCCCGGCAGTGGCAACAGGGTGATGAGCGCCGGGCGCTGGAGCTGCAGGATGTGGTGACGCTCACCCTGTTGTATGCGGTGTTGAAGTCGCCGCTTGCGCAACGCCTGTGGCTGCGCCGGGTGCTGTTGGGTTAG